TTTATTTTATTGTGAGGGGATTATGAGCAATTTTTAAAGTATTACTCTAACCTTTTATAATAAAAATAATTAACACAAAAAACCCTTTTAAAGTTCTTTTAAAACATATTAAAATATACTAAATTTCTTTAAACTACAAATAAAATAAAAAGAGGTAGTGTTATTTACCTCTTTTTATTACTTTTAGAAAATTTGTGGCTCCTTATTAGGAACTACTTTACTGGCAATACTGTTTGCTTTATTAGCATCAGCTAAAGCTCTTAATTGAGCTGCATCTACAAATTTATCTTCTAATTTACCAGATGCATCATATACATTACGTGTATAAACCATTTTACCCTCAGCATCAAGATAAGGAATAGTCCATTCACCTTTCTCATCTTGTTTCATTTTAGGCTCTTGACCTTCAAAGAAAGGAGTATGAGAAGTACAAGTTATTACTTGTCCTGGTAATTCTTTACCTTCATAATAGTTAGCAGAGTTTATTGTATCAATGTTCAAATAAGCAACTCTTTTGTGTTCTTGTTCAAAGGTTGAATTAGTGAGTTCATTAATAACATACTCTACTCTTACTTCCATTACAGCTACTTGTGCTTTTTCTGGGTTGTTTTTGCTAATTGCAACAATTACATTGTCTCTGTTTGTTTGTCTAATTACAGTTACCATAGTTAAAATGTTTTAAATAAAGTTATAAAAAGCTATGTATAAAGTATAAGTAACAAGACACATAACACCAACCTTGTTACCAAAAAGGAGTGAAAGGTTTATAATTGGTGGAAATATAAAAATAAAGTATATATACTATATAGGTGTAATGAACTACTAAGTCATTTTACTAAACACACCTATATAGTATATAGTTATTATTTTTCTGTGGTAATATACTTTCTATAAATATTACCTTTTTTACTTACAACTATAATAAATAGTTTACCTTTTTCAGTAATATATACTGGATATTCTTTACCTTGATAAATTGCTTTATCCTTAGTTTCTTTAGATTTACCAATTAAAGCTTGTTCTGTTTTTTCTTTTGGTTTATCTAAGTTATAAACTTGTTGGGAGTAACTTAATCCTGCAACCAACAACAACAATAATAATGTTAATAGATTTTTCATTTTATTTTATATTTAATTATTTAGCTATTTAAATATGAGTAAAAAGTTTATATAATAAAAAACTTACTCCTTAGTCTGGTGTAATAATAATTACATTAGGTTTTATTAGCAGTGCGAAGCACTGCCACTAACTAATATAATTATGATACACAACACTAAAAAGAGTAAGTTTTTATTTTAAAGATTATTGTGTTTTATTAATTCTTCAGCTACATCATAATCTATTTTAACAGGAGTTATTCTATTTAATAGATTATTATTAGCTTTTTCAAATATCCAATAATCTCCAAAATTAGTAATAAATAAATCATTACCTTTATAAGTTACTTCAAGTTTTCTAATATACTCAAAATACTCATCATTATACTTTGTAGCTGGAATATACATTTTGAAAAAACCATTTTGGTTTTTCTCAGATGTGTAAACTAATAAAGTATTATTATTAACTTTAATAGTTACATAATGTTGTAAATACAAAATTTTTAATCCTAATAGGAGAATAACCCCTATTAGGATTGTAATGATTAAATTCTTTTTCATCTTATTGCTATTTTAGTTTTATATGTTTTATATGCTTTATAAGTTACAATACTACAAAAAGTTATTGTAATTAAAGCAAGTAATATTCTTTCATTAGTAGTAAGATTACTTGGAACAAGTACCAAATATGTATTAAATAATACATAAAGGTAGGAAGCTAAAAGGTATTTCTTGGATTTCATAATATATAATATTTAAATGTTATTACTAAATATGAGTGAAAGGTTTACATAAGAAAAGTTAAGTTTAAAAGTGATATATTATATCTTATGTATGATAACAAGAGTTTAAAACCTCTAACAGTTAGAAAGTTTAAAGATGCCTTGTACCAGTAGGAAAATAAAGTATGGATAAAAATAACAATATATTATTATTTCTCCAGCTGGAAAACTCTTTATCTATTTCTAGGGTAGGGGGTATTTTAAATCTCAAAAATTAGTGGGGGGTTGAAGTGGGGTAGCTCACACATCTGTTATTATACATTTATTATTATACAAATCCACTATTATACAATTATTATTATATCACATATCTACTACTTTACATATTTTTATTACATAATAATAGTAGGGGGGTATTTTATTTTTATTGAAAATTAAATAGTTACACTATTAAAATAAAAATTTTCCAAAAATTTTTTATAGAAAATTTGGTAGTATCATTTTTTATTCTTACTTTTGCCTCTGGAATGATGACACTGCAACTAAGTCATCTCAGGCTAAGCACTATAGGGATATAAAAGACTTAGCTTAAATGGGAGTTTAATTTTAGAAACTTATATGTTCAGTTGGAGGTTGTTTTAAAAAAGATGATAACTTTATAGATTATACCAATAACATTTCTAAGAGGATTGATACCATAGTTCCAAAAAGATATATTATGAAAGCCTGGTATTGCTAAACCCAGTTGTGAGGGTTTATATGAATGCCCCATATAAACTGCAGAACTAGAACTAATGTGATTCCCACTCTATAACTCACTCATCAGTGGAATCCCTTAAAAGGACTAAAATAGAGGAGACAAGGCAGGTATAATTAAGGTTATACTGAAGTCAGGACACTTGGAAAGCAAGGCAAAGGGATAATAGAATTAGCAATGTTTTATAAATTTTACTTAATCTTGGGACTACACATTAAGATAATAAAATCTATAATTCTGGACAATAGGGGTACTGTAGTCAATATTTTAGTACTCGTGTAACATGCTAGGTATAAGTAATATGTCAAATAAGAGCTGTATAATAAAAAGACAATTAATAAGTTTTTTAGTAACCTTAAAGGTAAGGTTGTTTTAGACAGTAAGAGTTATTAAAGATAGTCTCAAAGATAACTAATAAAACTTTCTAAAATTTAATTGTTTTAGTTTTTTAATCTAAAAAGGCAGATAAAAACTAAATGTAAGATTAAGCAAATTACGAGTTAATATGTTAATAGGAATTAGCTCTCCTATTGGTAGGTTAAACCCCTATGGAGGACTTTCTATGCCCTTTAGTAAGTGAGAATAATTTGAAAACTTTGTTTTGCTTAAATAATCACAATTGGTAATTAAAAGGTAAGTAGATTTTTTCTACTTACCTTTTTGTTATATTAAAAATTATTTTTAATTTTGCAATATGAAAACACTTAAAGAAATAATTAAGTTTGATATAGACTTTAGCAATGAAGACTCTATTGTTGAATTTAGAAAAGATAATGGTGTAATGTTAAGATATGCTATTTATAAATATAACTTAGATAAAATATTTACATTATACTTTTTACATACAATAGTTCCATTATATAGATTTAAGAAAATTAGAAGATTTTTAAATGCTAATTCAGATTTGGATAAATTTGAAAAAAGAGAGATATTAGATTTATATAATTACTATATTGAAGAACAAATAGAAAGACAACAGAAATATGAAAATAATTAGTAAATCAATTAGTTTAGACAGTTATAACTATCATAAAAAACATTTGTATATTATTAATCCTATGTTACCTATACAAATGACAGATAAAGAAATAGAAGTTTTATCTGCTTTTATGTCCCTATCAGGTGACTTAGCTAAAGACCCATTTTCTACTACTGGTAGAAAAATAGTTAAAGATAAACTATCTTTATCCTTTGGTGGATTAGGTAACTATTTAAGGAGTTTAAAGAATAAAGGTTTTATTATAGAAAAAGATAAATTGGAAATATTACCTGTATTAATACCAGAACCTAAAGTTCAATATTATAATTTTAAGCTTTTAAAAGATGAATAGTGATATACAGAATTATTATAAAGAGGTAAAAGATAAGTATCCCAATATTACTTTGCAACAGTTTGCTGAAATATGTAATTCTCCTTTTAGAATGGTAAAAGAAGTTATGAATAATAACTGTTTAAAGGATATTAGATTACAATATTTAGGTTCTTTTAAAGTTAGTTCATTTAGAATAAATAGTACTATAGGTAAATTAAAGACTTTATTAGAAAGTGATAGAATAACAAAAGAATCTTTTGATAAAAAATTAAATATTTATAATGAGTATAACAAAATCAAAGATAAACTTAAGTAATATAATATATTTCTTTCAAGGTAATTTTAGGTATAATTTATATTATTCTAAGCAAATTATAGGGATTAATTTAAGAAATCTTATAAGAAAATATATAAGAGAACAAATTGAAACTAGAATTAATTCTATGGATAAACAGTGTTACAATGAAGGTCAATGTAGAATTTGTAAGTGTCAAACAACACAGTTACAATTTGCTAATAAAGCCTGTGATAAACCTTGTTATCCTTATATACTGACTAAATTACAATGGAATATGTTAAAACAAGGTAGAAAAATTTGGGATAAATATACTCATAAATACTGGGTTTTAAAACAAGATAAATTTAAAATTTATAAAGGAGATGAGTAAATTTATAAATAATACTATAGATTTAGGTACTGTAAAAGAAAGAGAATATTTAGATGTTTATTTTCAGTTTAAAGATAATGAAATGGATAATTTCTCTTATTGTACTAATTATTGTAGTGGCTGTATTACTATAAAAGAATGTGAAAATAATAAATTACACATAACTTTATATACAGGAACAATACCTGTTCATTTAAATACAAATACTTACAATTTATATAAAGATTTAAGTGTAGTATTTAATGATAATACTAGTGAAGAATTAACAATTAAAGCACTTTTAGTAAAATGAAAAGTTATACAGATAAACAACTATTAGAAAAAGCGAAATCTTTACCTTCATTTAAACAGATTCCAGCCAATTATTGGTTGTTAGGTGTTCAATCTAATGAAGATAAATTTAATGAATTTGATGATAAGTTTTATCTTTTTAAAGGAGATAAATTTATTATGGTAACTACTGGTACAACAAATGCTGGTTTAACAGGTCTAAAGAATTATAACACCTATAATTCTGAAGGTTGTGCTGTTATTAAAACAAATGAATGGTATCATTCATTATGGACTCCTGGACTTCATAAAGGTAAAATGAAAGCATTAAAACAAGCCAATCCTATTAAATTCTATAGAGATTGGAATAAAAATGAAAAAGCTGAAGAGATTGGAAAATTAAGAGAGGGTATTATTGGTATTAATTTTCATACAGCTACTTATCAACCAGGAAATATTATTACTAGATTAATTGGTGGTTGGTCTACTGGTTGTCAAGTTTGTAATAATACAGCTGATTATTATAAGATATTAAATCTTATAGGTAATCAAAAATATGTTTCTTATTGTTTATTAAAAGAGTTTTAACTATGATTTATATTGATAAAGGTGAAATAGTTATTGCTCCTAAAATAAAGCCAGAGGATATTAACAGATTTGATGTTAATAAAAAATCACTTATTAATAGAAAAATGTTGAACAAAAACTATATAAAAAATGGTTATTTTTAGAGAAAATATAACAATAAGAAGATATGAAATTATAAAAGATGAATTTTATGATTTTATTGTGTTTAGTGAAGATAAACACGTAATAGCCACTATGCAAAGTGATACACACTCTTTTGTTGTTGCTATAAATAAGTTTTTAGAGACAAATAAAGCAACACTTGATGATTATAATATTTATTTAGAAGAGTAATGGCTTATTTATTTATACTAGAAAATAATATAGCTAAACCAAATATAGAGACAATATTAACTTCACCTTTTAAAGATATATGGGATAGAGATAACTCTAAAGATAAATCTGAGGCTATAAAAGAGTTTACTTTTATTGAGTTAATGTCCTCTAAAAGGAAGACAAACCCATATGCTGGTTACTCTGATGAGCAAAGATTTCATAAACTAAAAGAGTTGCTTAAATTTCCTAATGATTGGAAACCGGATAATTTAATAGAACAGTGTTTAGCTAAAATAGAAGAATTTCAAACAGAGGGTTCATTTAACTATATGATGTATAAACAATCTCTTGATACTGTAATGAAAACAAGAGAATATCTTATTGGTATAGATTTAAATGAAAGAACTAAGTCTGGAATGCCTGTATATAAACCCGCTGATGTTTATTCAGCAGTTGAAAAAGTAGAAAAAATAATGACTTCTTTAAATACTTTAAAGGAGAAAGTTGAACAAGAACTTTTTGATTCTACTAAAACAAGGGGTAACAAATTAATCAACCCTTTAGAAAATTAATATGATTAAAGAAAGTAAAATTAGATATAGTAATGGTAAGTGGATAGATTCTTCTGTATTTAGACAAGAAGCTATAAGATTTATAGAGAAAGGTTATTATACAGAAGCTCCATATGGTACTCCAGAATGGTTAGACTATTGGAAGGAGCAATTAAGGAGATGTTTGGAAGGGTATGAAGTAAGTGGAGAGAAAATAACAGGTCACCACTATTGTTATCTTAATTTTGCTCAAATACAAAAGGTTGAGTTTTCTCAAGAAGATGAAGATGGTGAAACTTTAGCTAATAAAGTAGTATCTTTTCCAGATTTTTGGGACGGTGATTATAATTTCTTTTGGTCATTAGAAATAGCAAGAAATGGTCTGTGTTCTAAATACTCACAAGTACCTAGTACAGATAAGGAAAGAAAAGAGTGGAATAAATTAAACAAAGAACTAAAAGGTTTAGAAGAAAATTCAGAAGAATATAACAGTGTAAAAGATAAAAGAGATAAAATATCTAAGGATATTCTAGGTAGACTTAATTTATTTGTAAAGCCACACTTAGATTATTTAAATGGTGGTTATCATTTTATTGTAGGTAAAGCTAGACGTAAAGGGTACTCTTTTAAAAATGCTTTAATTATAGCAAATATTTATAACACAGTTAGGGATAAACTAACACTAATTGGTGCTTATGAAAAGAAATTTATGGCTGAAACTATGGAGAAAGTTTGGGAGTTTTTAAATTTCTTTAATGAACACACTGGGTTTTCAAAAAATAGATTAGTTGAAAAAAGAGATTTTATTAAATCTGGTTTTGTAGAACAAATAAATGGTGTTAATGTTGAAAGAGGTTATAAATCAAGAATTGATGCTTCACGTACTTTCAAAGATAATTTTGATGCTATGCGTGGTGTTGATGCTTTGTTTATTCTTTTAGAAGAAGCTGGAGTATTTGATAATTTAGCTCAATCCTTCAATGCAACAGTACCATCATTAACTGCTGGAAGTAAAATTACAGGACAAGTTTGTATAATAGGAACTAGTGGTGATATGCAAGGTGGAACAAAAGATTATGCAGATATGTATTATAATCCACTTGCTTATGATTTAATGCCTTTTATTAATATTTGGGACGAAAATGCTGAAAATACTGTTTGTGGATTCTTCCACCCAGTTACTTGGAATATGGAAGGTTTCTATGATAAACAAGGAAATTCTGACATAAAAGGAGCTAAAGAGTGGGAAATGAAAAGAAGAAAGGTTATTTTAAGTAATTCTTCTTCTTCAGCATTATTACACAAGCATATGCAAGAGTTTCCTTTATGTCCTGCTGATGCTTTTAGTATGTCATCACATTCAATATTTCCAGTAGATGAATTGAGAAATAGACTAAATCAAATACAAGCTAAGTCTTTACACATAAAGAAAGGAATACCAGTAACGTTACATTATAATAAAGATAGAACAGAAGTTTTAGCTAAACCAGATTTAAACAATGTATTAAATCCTATATATAATTATAAGCCTAAAACAAATGATTTAACTGGTGCTGTAGTTATCTATGAATTTCCTAGTGAAAAAGCACCACAAAACTTTTATAAGATAGGATATGACCCATATAGACAAAATAATGGTACATCTTTGTCTGCTATAACAGTATTTAAAGGACATTTAAGAGGTGAAAATACTAAATATAAAATAGTTGCGGAATATTATGGTAGACCTCAAGACTCAGATATTGTAAATGAAATAGCTTTAAAACTAGCTATGTTATACAATACACAAGTAATGTTTGAAAATGAAGTAACACACCCCAAAACATATTTTGAAAGAAAAAAAGCATTAAAATATTTAGCAGTACAACCAGATAGAGCAATATCAAATTCTATACAAAACTCTAAAGTTGATAGAAAATATGGTTGTCATATGACTGATAGAATAAAAGAGGATTGTGAAAAATATACTAATGATTGGTTACTAAATGGTTATGAAGATGATTTTGGAAATACTTTATCTGTGATAGATGAAATAGATTGTCCAGGATTTATAGAAGAACTATTAATATATAATAGAAAAGTAAATTGTGATAGATTATCATCATTTTTTATGTGTATGATGCAATTACAAGAACAGGAACTAGAAAAAGAGTATAGTTCTAGTGTAAGTAGATTAGAAGAGATGGTAAGTTTTTTAAATCAAATCAATGGTAGGAGGTAGATTAACAAGAAAACAAAAAGAATCAAATGACTTTCAATGGTACAAAGATAATATAAATAACTTTTGTAGAAGAACTGAAAATTATATATTTGATTTCTTAGAAGATGAAACCTTTGTAGGTAATGATAAACACAGAATGAAATCTAATTATGACTTATTTAATAATAAAGTCAATATGAAGGATTTTGAAGCTGTGTGTTATCCTTTTGGTAAGGATTCTGGTAAGCCTAAAACTAATTTTACTCATAAGGATATTGTATCTGGTAAAATTAAAGCTCTTATTGGAATGGAAATGAGAAGACCTTTTTCTTTTAGAGTATTAGCAACTAATCCAGAAGCTACTACAAGAAAAGAACAAGAAGAGTTTAATCAGATTAGAGATTTTGTAATTCAAGAAATTACTACTCCAATAAGGAAGCAAGTTGAACAAGAGCAAGCTCAGCAGTTAGCACAACAAAACCAAGAAGAACCTTTAACTGAAGAACAAATTTCTCAAATTAATTCTCAGGTTCAACAACAAATTGAACAAGAGGTTAAGGCAAGAACTCCTCAAGAAGTTAAACTTTATATGGAGAGAGACCATCAAGACCCAGCTGAATTATTAGCACATCAAATTCTTGAGTATCTTAAAGAAAAAGAGGATATTAGAAATAAATTTAATTTAGCCTGGAAACACGGATTATTATCTTCTAAAGAGGTTTTTAGAACCTGTATTGAGAACAGGGAGCCAGTATTAAAAGTTATTAATCCTTTATATTTTGATTGTGGTGAGTTTGATTATAATGTAGAAGATGCTGAGTGGGCTTCTTATGATGAGTTTTTAACTGTAAGTGAAATTGTAAATAGATTTGGTGATGTTCTTGAGAATGAAGACATTGATAATCTATATAAAAAAGTGCAGAACAGAGGTACAGAATTATATCTTCAAGATGTATTCTCTGATAATAGGTCTTCTGATAGAATTAGAGTTACACACTGTGAATGGAAATCTTTAAAACCAATAAAATTTGTAAGAGGAATAGATTTAGAAACAAATGAACCTTATGAAATTGTTGTAGATGAAGAATATAAATTAAATAAAGAGTCAGGTGATTTATCTGAAGAGTTAATTTGGGTAGTATCAAGATATGAAGGCTATAAGATAGATAATGATTTATATTTGCATTTAAGAGAAGTTCCTGGACAGTATTTTGATTTAGAAAACCCGACAAAATGTAAGTTATCATATATAGGTTGCTATTATGATGCTTTAAATTCAGAACCAACTTCTATAATGGATAGAATTAAATATTATAATTATCTATATGATACAATTCTTTATAGAATAGAAAGTCTTATTAATTCTGATAGAGGTAAAATACTTGGTATAAATGCTTCTTTGATACCACTTAAATCTGCTAAAATTAGTTTAGACCAATGGTTTTATTATACTTTTGATAATCAAATAGCCCTACTTAATCCTAATGAAGAGGGTACAAGACAATCTGAAATTACCCAAGCAGTAAAAGAAATTGACTTATCTTTAATTTCTGATATAAAGAAATATGTAGAACTTGCTGATTATATTGAAAGAAGATGTGGTGAATCTGTAGGTATTACTAAACAAATAGAAGGTCAAATAGGTTCTAATGAAGCTGTGAGAAATACTCAACAGGCTATTATTCAATCAGCTAATATACTTGAACCATATTTTGAAATGCACAATATTGTTAAAAGAAATGCTCTTCAAGCCTTAATTGAAATAGCTAAGGTGGCTTATTCAACTTATCAACCTAAATATCTTTCTTATGCTTTAGATGATTTTTCTCAAAGAATGTTACAAATAGATTATGATTTACTTGAAAATAGCACTTATGGTATATTTGTATCTAATTCTATGAAATCTGATGAAGCTCTTCAAATGGTTAGACAATTGGCTCACGCAGCTATGCAAAATCAAGCTATTGAAATGTCTGATGTTATGAAAGTAATGAGAAGTGAATCTATTACAGAAGCTGAAGAGTTACTTAAGAAAGCTGAAAAAGAAAGAAGAGAATTTACTCAACAACAACAAGAAGAACAACTTAAGTCTCAAAAAGAACTTCAAGAGGCTCAACAACAACACGAAAAAGATATGAAATATATTGACCATCAATTTAAGATGGAAGAGATTGACCTTAAAGGAAAACTTGAGATACAAAAACAAACTATACTTTCTATTGGTTTTAATGAAGATAAAGACCTTGATAAAGATGGTACTCCAGATATTCTTGAAGTTGCTAAGTTTGGTGTAGAAGCAGATATTAAACAAAGAAATATAGAATTGCAAGAAGCTAAACTTGAACAACAGAAAAAGGAACACGAAGATAATATGAAACAACAGGATAAAAAATTAGCTATTGATGAGAAAAAAGCAAAAAATCAAGTATTAAAATCTAGTGTTAATGTAGAATAGGCTATTAGGGATAAAGTTCATTTATTAAGATTAAAACTTAACAATTATAAATTTTTATTATTAATTTTGCAACAAATATGACAACAGAAAACAATTTTACAGAGAGTCCTTTAGGAAACTTTAGTTGGGACAATTTAGATGTTAATATGGGTGAAATTATAGCAGAAGATGATTCTACTACTATAGAGCAACCTATAGAACAAGAAGAGAATAGTAAATTAGAAGAACCTCAAAAAGAAGATATTTCTATTAAAAAAGAGGAAGAAGAAAATCTTGAAGAAGTTGATTTAAACAAACCTCAAACAAAAAAAGATGAATCTAAGGTTGAAACTTCTATATATGATGATGTATATAAAGACTTAAAAGATTATGGTATCTTAAAACACGTTGAGATAGAGGATAATGAAAGATTATCTCCAGAAAAACTTAAGGAACTTTATGAGAAAGAATATGAAGAAGAAGTAAACAACAGAATTAATGATTTTGTTGAGAGAGATTTAAATGAAGAGGGTAAGAATCTTATTAAATATATACGTTCTGGGGGTAAAGTAAGTGATTTTGTAGAGTACTATAACAAGACTGAAATACCAGAAGGCAATATAGAAGATGAAAATTTTCAAGATGAATTAATAAGATATCAGTTAAAGAAACAAGATTATGACCACGATGAAATAGAAGATTTTATTGAAAATTTAACTAATAGTGGTAAAAAAGAACAGAGAGCTAAAAAAATATATGAAAGACTTTCATCTGAAAGAGATAGACAAAGAGATAAACTTATCTATGAACAAGAAGAAACAAAGAAAGCTAAAATGAGAGAGTTCAATTCTTTTAAAGAGTCTGTAAAAAGTACATTAACTGATAATAAAGAGATTGAAGGCTTTAAGATTAATGAAAAGGAAAAAGATGATTTATTTAATTTTATTGTAAATGCTAACGTACCTAATGGTAACACTTATACTACAGGTATTATAGATAAAATTAATAAAGTATTTAAAGACCCTAATAAATTAGTTCTTCTTGCAAAAATACTTAAATCGGATTTTGATTTTAAAGATTTAAAAAAGAAAGTTGAAACAGAAACAACAAATAAAGTAAAAAGCAATTTAGAGAATAGAAAAGGTTTAGTTAATAGTAGTGTTGGGAGTTCTACTAATAAAATAAATCTTTCTGAAATATTTAGTTAATTTAAAAATAATAATTTATGGCAATAGACATTAGATATGTAAATAATGTTCGTAGAAGTGTAAATCCAAATTACACAGATAGAAACAATTTGGGTTTAATTTCTGAGAAAAAGCCTTTTCAAATGAAACCTATTCTTGAAGGTCTTTTCTCTGCTCAGCATAATTATTCTGGAAATGCTTTTAGTTCACTTATTGGAAATAATAAGATGACTATTAAAGGTACTGACTATGAATATAAAGTAGCTGCTGATGATTTTAAACCTTTAGTAATTACTAAAGCTATTGGAACTACTGGTGGATTTGTAGGTACTGGTGGTGTAATGTTTGAAATTGAAGCTGATGTAAATTTTTATTTACCATCTGATGTGATTGTTCCTTTAAGAGGTTCAAAATCTTATCAATGTAGAATCCAAGAGGGTCCAATTGCAACAGCTAATGGTAAATATGTTTACAGAGTTCAATATGTAAAACAAGATGGTCAAGGTATTCCTGCTGAGCTTTTCCAAGTAGGTCAAGAGTGGTCAAGAATGTGGGCTACTGCTTCAGAAGCTGATATTCAAGGTGGTTCTGTTCAGTTTGGGGGTTACTATACTTTATATGGTAAAACTGGTAAAGTTAGATTACAGCACGAAATTACTGACTATGCTCACGAAATGGTGTTAGCTGCTGACTTTATTCAAGATGGTAAGAAATTCTCAACTTGGTTACCAGCTATTGAAGCTAAACTTATTAAGCAATTTGAAATGGATAAAGAAAGACTTCTTGTCTATGGTGTTTCAAATGAGGGTGTAAGTTCAGCTGTTGGATATAAAGTAGACACTTTTCCAGGTGTTATTGAACAGTTAGAAACTAGTGGTAATAATTTCTATTACACTAAATTCTCTGTAAAACTTTTAGAAGAATACCTTTCTGATATTTATTTCTCAAGAGTAAATCCAGGTGAGATAAAAGAAATAAATGTTCTTACAGGTTACTTTGGTATGGTACAAGCTTCAGAAGCTATGAATAAACTTGTTCAAGAAAATGGCTCTTGGAGATTTGTTGGTACTAACTTTAATCCTGCTAAACAAGTAACAGCATTCCACCCTAACGCATATGGTTATGGTTATACTTTCTCTCAATATATTTCTAATATGGGTATTAAAGTAAACTTTATACATATGCCTCTATTTGATGATAGAAGATTCAATGGTCAAATAGACCCTATTACTGGTAAGTATGTTGAATCATTGAGATATTTATTCTTAGATTTCAAAGGTGATAATGGTACTAACATTAAGAAAATTGAAGTTGAAGGAGCTTATGGATTTAGTTATGTAAGAGGTTTGATTGGTCCAGAAGGAAGAAATCATGGTAAAAACCCTGCAAACACTAAAGAAAGTTACTCAATTCATTTGACAGACCAATTGGGTGTAATGATAGAAGATATTTCAAATTGTGGTATGTTGGTTTATCAACCTAATGGATTACTATAATTTAAGTGTTTTAGTTGTCTGTTTAAGGGGTAGTAAACCCTACCCCTTAACTTTTAACTAGCACTTAAATCTAAACAACAATTTAAATTACAATTTAATTAACACTTAAAATATATTATGGCATTAGTAGAAGTAAGACCTATAAAAAAACCAGTTTGGTTTAAAACAGAAGAAGCAAGAGCTTTAATTAAGCCCATTAAAATTAGTTGTGCTATTGACTCTAAAACAAGAAAATACAGCTTTCCTGCTACAGAGTCCGAGATAAAAGAGTTAGAGGATAGATTAGGAATCAGTCTTGATTTGTCTTATAAACACAATGAAGACCACCCATTCTTTGACACTGAATTATCTCACGTACAATTAAGTTATGGTGCTAATTTCTTTGAAACAGAAAATCCTTTAGACCTTGTTAAACTTTATATTCTAAAGGGAAGTGATTTAATAGCTAATTCATTAGAAGATTTAGAAAAAGGATTATGTCCAAAAGCTAAATTTGTTATTATAGATGCTAATGAAGATGAAGAAGTAAAAGCTTCTAAACAAGCTTTAAAAACTAAAGCAATGGTTGAAATGGTTTCTTTAACAACAGATAGAAAAATTGATATTGTTAAGATTTTATCTGGTATAGATGTTTCTAAACAATCTGTGAATGTTATTGATTTAAAACTTGTTGAAGCTATTAATAAAGATGTAGAAGCATTCTTTAGAGTTTTAAAAAGAGATAATAAAGAGGTAGTTACTGAATCTTTGATTATAAGTCTTTTAGATAAAAGAATTTTAACTAAAGAGGGTACTATAATTAGATACGGAGATGTAATGTTGGGTGCTGATATGCCAAGTGCTATTAAGTATCTAAACTCTCCAAAAAATCAAGTATTAAAAGTACAATTACAAGAAAAACTAACTAATTAAAATGACAGTACAAGAAATGCACTATGACTTCAAGATGAAGTTAAATAAAATTGATTCTGAGCAATATAGAAATTTAAGAGTTCCAGAAATTGATTGGCTATTAAATGAAGCTCAAGAATTTTTTATAAAGAGTGTTGCATTTCCAAGAGTACCAAATTATTTGGGTTTTGAGACCTCACAGAGGACAATTGATGATATAAGGACTATAGTTGTAGAAAATAAACAACTAGAGAAAGATTTAATTAATTCAGAGGATAGACAAAAAGTATTTGTTTTACCAACAGACTATATGTTCTATATATCAGCTAAAGTAACAGTTTCTAAAGCTCAGTGTGGTTTAAAAGAAGTTAGATTATTAATTAAACAACACGATGATAAATTTGAAGAATCTCCTTTTGATAATTCTTCTTTTGAGTGGGGTGATATTAATGCAACTTTTGATTCAAAAGGTCTTAGAGTTTATTCTGATGGTACTTTTGATGTAGAAAATGTAAAACTAAACTATATAAAAGAACCAGCTTATATTCATAATGCTAGTGATTTTAAACCTGAAGGACAATATAAATCATTAAAAACAGGTTTAAATTTAACAGGTAGACAAAACTGTGAACTCCCAAATCAAACACACAGAGAAATAGTGGATATAGCTGTAATGCTTGCCTCAAGTAATTTAGATATGCAAAATATCCAAATAAAACAAGGTAAGTTGAATCTTAATCAATTAAATTAATAATTAAAATTATGGCACAAGGACAAGATATTGTAAAAGTGTTTGTAGCTAAAAAGTTTATTAAAACAGCTGGTAAGAAATTATCTGATTTAGCAGATGATGGAGATTTTGGTATTTTTGATTTAAATACAAATCTAACTGCAGCTGATTTTACTCCTAAAAGAACTTATTTGGCTATTAAAATGGGTGGTAAGATTCACAAATCACCTAATATGTGGATAGAAAATGACAATGTCAAAAGTATATCTAAAGTAGTTCGTGCAGAACATCAAGATAAAATTGTTACCTTTAAGGATTTCACTATTACTTGTGGTAAAGATTATACTTTGAGAATTGAAACCCACAATGAATTTTTAAAATTTAAACAAGGAACTAACAGTTTAATAACTACTCTAACTGCCCGTTCAGAAGAGTGTAATACTTGTGGAACTGCTGACCCTTGTAAAAAAATTAATCCTATTCCTGTTGTTTTAGAGTTTTTAGTAAATGCTAGTGGTAATCCATATATTAAAACAGAGGTTACTACAAGGAAAGCTCTTACTAATGTAGCTGGTTTAACTAAAGCAGCTGGAGATGTTTTAACTTTAGACGAGTTAAAAACTCTTGATAAACACAATAAAGGACTTACTGGAGCTACACCAGCTTATGTTGAAGTGGATTTAAAATTTACTGCTATCCCTTTAGAAAAAACAAATTGGAAAGAGGGTTATATGTCTCCACGTAATACAGAGTTTGTTGTAGGTGTTGGTGATGGTTTTATTGGAAATGGAACTGTTGAAGTAACAAAACCTAATATTGTAGAACAAGGTTCTGGTTTTGACCTTAAAAATGTAGAGTGGACTACTGTTAATGAGAAATATAACACTAGATACTCTGAGTTTACAAGAAATGAATTTAACCCAGAATCATTTGTTGATGAAACTAAAGTGTATGATGTAATTACTATCAGATATGGTGTTAAATCACAAGTTACTCATCACTTATACGACCACACTTCTGAAGTTATTATAGCTACTGAAAGTTTAACTTCTGGTGATTTTGGTGATTTTGCAACAGCAGTATCAAAAATAGATGCAGATTCTAAAATTGGTTTCTAAGTAATTAATGTTTTAATTTAGTAAGGGGGTTGGTTGGAAACTGCTAACCCCTATTTTTATTTATTATGTGGTATTCAATTAAAAAAGATAATTATAATATAACTGTTAGAAAAGAGACAACAGAAGATGATGTTTTAAAAGTGTGGTTAGAAAAACACTTTTCTTGCTCCGAAGAAAAACATACTCCCAATAAAATTACGGATAATAAAGAGGTTAGTATTACAATACCTACTGATAGTGATTTTAGTTTGTATGAATTACATATAGAAGTTGGTAGACATAAAGCTGTTGAGTTGATACCATATTATCCAACATTATTTAAAGATTTAATAGAAGATTTAGAGTATGTATTGTGTCAATGTGCTTGTCAAGACTGTGAAGAGTGTATTAATGAAAAAGATTTATTATCAATAACTACAAAAACAATTCTTTATTATTCATTAACTTCAAGTGTATATAAAAGTGTATTTTCAAAAGCTCTTGAATGTATAGGTTGTGATGTAAATGAAAAAGCTATATGTTTACTACTTAGTCAAAAAATTCACGGAAATAAATTAAACACTAAACTACTTAGAAAACTGTTAGGAGTATATTACTTAACATTTTATTTCTATGAGAATATAAATACTTGTAATAGAAATTATAATAACAGCATATTTAAATTTGATAAAATAGAAAAATGTTTAATATCTATGGGATTAGATATTAAATGTATAAAAGATAAATTAGAAACTTCTATAATTGTAACAGGAGATTATAATTTATTAATTGATAATAGAAGTACTAAAGTAATTGGAAAAGAGTGTTTCTTAGAAACATCTCCACTATATAAAGATGAACTTAATAGAACCATAAATAAAATAAAAATTAACAAATTAGACTTATCTGGAAAAGATGATAATAAAGATAAATTAACACTTGATGGTGTAGATATTTATGAAGGACAAATTATTAATTTTAAGGATATTGAAAGTGGAAAGTTAATTTTTATAGCTAAAAATAGTGATAAAGGTTCTAAAAGTTCTTTTGATTGGTCAGTTGTAAATTTTTGTTAAATATAGTTTTATGAGTATAAATAGAATAACTATAAGGAAAATAAAAGAGCCTTGTATTAATGGATATTATGAAGATAGTATATTGATATGGGGAGATTGTAAAGATAATGATTGTAACAATAGTTCTGATTTTACTACTTGTAATAGTTGTTTAGAAAATAGAATTAGTAAATCTAATAATATATCAGTTAAGTTAAGAGTAAAAATAGGAGAGTTTCAGGATAAAAATTACACTAAAATATATTATAAGTACCAACTAAAGAACTATAAAGGTGATTGGCAAACTGTTGAATCTAACAGTAGTGATTTAATATATAATAGTGCAGATGAATTTATTATTATTGATACTAATTATAATTATGATGTATTAGAAGAGGGTGAAAATATGATAAGAATATTGTATTCCTTTGATAATATATCATTTAAAATTCCAAAAAATACTTTACAATATAAACTAATAAAAGAAGTAGAAATAACAAATTATTTATCTTTTAAATTTCAAGATAAAGATAAAAAAATATTACTTCCACAAACTCTGATTGATTGCAGTGTAAATAATAGTGTTTTATTTGGTGGTGATGTAAAAGATATTATAAAAAGCGTAACTTTTAAATATTTATATAAATTATCACAAGATAGTGATTGGGAATATTTTACTATATTTGACAATATAATATTAGATAAAACAAATTACTTAGATACAGTACTGATTGAAAATAAAGTAAGTGAAATTGCTTCATTTATGAGAGAGAAAAAAAGCAGTACTCTTTATCTAAAATCTTTTGCTAGGATTGATTATAATATCAATAATTTTCCAAGTGATTTTGTGTATAGTAATGAAATTAGAATATTAGATAGTTCTATAAAATCTATCTTATATTTTAATAAAGTTGGAGTTGAACCATATGCTCAGAAAGAAGAAAAACCTCTTGTAAACAGTTTTTCATTAGCATTACTGTCAGAATCTAATCCAGAAGTTTTAAATGAACTATATTCTAAAACAAATATATACTTTAAAACAGATAAGGGAACTATAATAGAAAGTTGGGAAAATTTTAGTGTAGATAATTTAAATAGAAAATTAACAACAGCTTTCTTTTTACTATCAGAAAAGAATATTACCAATAATACAAAAGTGTTTGCCAGTATAGAAGTAATATATAGAGACAAATCTTTAGGTTCATATATATTTAATACTAATGAAATAAATATGATTATGAATTTTACTTATATTGGTGAACTATCTTCAAGAAAGTGTACTGGTGATAACTTAGGTACTTTTATATACACTAAAAGAAAAAAAATATTAAATGATAATTTTGAATACCCATTTTTAATAGAAAATAACATTCAAGATTCAAATTATGTAGAGGGTGGTGTAGACACTAACCTTTGTAAATCTACAATACCACAGCCAAGTGAATATAGTAATTATTACATAGTTATAGATAATATGAACTATGAAGCTATGAATAACAATGAGGAGTATTCATTAGTGTCAGATGTATATTTTAATTTTAGTAATTTACAGTTTAATATTCCAACTAAGTTTACTGCAACAGATATACCTATAACACCAGGTTATCCACCTTCTCCAGAAGCTATGGAAGATATGATGATGAGAAGATTATCTGTATTTTATCCACTGTTAGAACAAGCTAGTTTTATTGAATATTCACACCGAAGAAAAAATTCTGATAATTACAATAAGATAAAAAACATAATAGAATTTAAAAAGAAGAAATTTAATGATACTGAGAGTAATTTTAATTATTTTTTATCTCAACAATTTAATAATACATTTGGAAAATATGGTTTAGGAAACATTAATTTTGCTTTTAAGTCTAGTATTATAATGAAAACTATGGATACTAGTAGTAGAAGAACATCTTTTATTATAAATATAAATGAAATAGAGTTTATATTAAATCACTTAAAGGTTTTTTATGGAGCAAAATTTGACAAACCCATATTTAATTTTACTATAAAAAATGCCTATTATAATATAAGTGATGAAGGAAATAAAATTGATACAACACCTATTCATAATGAAATTGGTACAACAATAAGAATAATAAAAGGGGGTAAACCAGTGAAATATTTAAATAAGATATTATTAAGTAGTGGTCAAAAACCTGAATTTGTATCTTTTGATGTTATTGATGGTGAAACTATACTTGAAAAAACTATTCAAAGAAGTTATGGTAGTTTAATATCTGATAAATATTCTTCATCTGGATTAGAAACAACAGCAAAAATTTCTTATATTTATAAAGATAACCAATTTAAAATAGAGTAATATGGGAAGAATAAATATTTGGACTGATTGTAAAAAAATAGAGTATACTCCACCAGAAATAGATTGTGAATTAAAATATGTATTAAAAATATTATGGTCTACTGGAGAAGAGGTATTAAGAAAAGAAGATTTACCTAATGATATAAAAGGTTTTATTTATGTACAAAATGTTTGTAAAAAAAGTAAAGAAAACCTTCCTTTAATACTACAATATTTTAATACTGAAAACAATTCTTGGGAAGATGTATTAACAGAAACTAACTTACCAGATACTATAACTATTTCTAATAGTAACTGGGAACAAGTTTTTCAACACAATATAACTTACACTTTTGATTCTTTTAGATTTAGACTTATAATAAAAGATAAAGATAAAGTTGTTTCATCAAATGAAATAGTTTGGTTTAAAAAATTTACACCTGAAATAGTTACTAATGATAATATTATAACTGAAAATTTTATTGATAAAAGAGTATGTACAGATAATAATGATTTGATTGATTTAACTAGTAAAAGTACTAATAATTATGTACTCATAACAAATAAACATAAATTATCTGAAGAACAAATTAGAGAACTTGAAAACAAAGAGTTTTCTGTTAAAGTTTATTGGAACAATGAAAAAAATTCTTTAAAAAGAACAAAATTAGTAGAAGAGTTACATGCACTAACTTCTTCTGTTATAGATAATAAAGTTTTTTCTTTTAGTTGGAATTATAAACAATATGAAGTAGGTGTAAATAATTTTATTTTTATCTATTTTATTGATAATGTAGAACAAGATTTTTATACATATACAACTTTAAACTATAATAAAATAAATATAGGATTACCTATTTTAAAAATATATGATAATCAAAATAATGATATTACAGGTTCAGAAATAATAACTAAAGATATTTCTATTCAAATACTGTCAGCAGTAGAAGATAACTCAGAAATAGATAACCTTAATTATTATACTTATGAACTCTGGAGAAAAGAGGGTAATAAAAACTTTGATAAAATTGCTTCAGTTGATAAATTTAAAAATACTATTGACTCTTACTTATTTCAAGTAACAAATACTTATGAGGGTCTTAGTATATACAAAGTAAAATTAATCCTAAATGGTAAATGTTCTACTGAAGCCCAAGTTACAATTGGAAAAGAGAAAAAGGCTACTGTAAAACCTAAATTTGTTTTAACATTAAATCAGATAAGACCAGAGCAAAAACTAGAAACTTATACAGTTTGTTATGTATGTGAATATGGGTTTGATTATTCATTATTGTTAAAGAATACAAACAATAATGAAATGTCAGAAGAAGATAAAAATAAAGCTCTAGAAATTGGTTATAAAACTAATACATATTTAAATGATAATCTTGTAAGTAATAATCCTATATTTGATGAGGAGAAACTGAGAAGAATATTATTTGATAACACGGAAGAGACTTATGATTTTACTATAAATATAGGAAATAATTTATTTGAACAGTATGGTAAAGAACAAAATGTTATTAAAGTTGATTTAGTTGAGAAAGATACAATTACAGTTGTTTCTTCTGTTAGTACAGATAAATTTAAGATTATAAAAAAACCTATAGAAATTTCATTAAATATAAATGCTGTTAAATTATGAAGTACAGAATAGATTATATTATAGATAATAATAGTGACAATAGTTGTAGTATTTTTGAGAATCCTATTGGAAAGAGTAGATGTACTATTAGTTCTTCTATATACAGAAAGATTGGTAATAGCTTTGAAAGTACACCATTTAAAACTATTTTAGATAATTCTTTAATAACTCCTGATACTAATGGAATTATTAAACAAGAAATAGATTTAAATAATGGAGAGTATAAGATTAAAGGAGAAGTTACAGTACATAACTGTAAAAACAATTCACCACTAATAAGAGAATCTGAATATATTTTAAAAGTAGAAGAGCCAATTATTAATCCCTTCTCTACATCTATGAAAATAGACTGGTATGATATAGATACAAATTCTCACGGTGGGACAGAGAAAAAAACATTTAGTTCAGACTTTAAAAAAGGAAAATCTATATATGTGGGTAGAATATTAACATTTAATAATATTGATAATGCTACTGAAGAACAGAAAGAAAGTATAAAAAGTGGTTTAAGTTTAAAACTATATTTTAATAATATAATTGTAAACCACGATGGGGCGGCGGCTAATAACGATTATAAACAGGTACTAGAAAGTTTTAAGTATATGCTTGATAATAGATTCATAACCTTTAGATATGACAATAAAAAGCTATATGTAGATGATAACTCTCCTGATGGTAAAACAGAGATACAACAAAATGTAGAATATGATATACAATATAAAGTTCTTAATGGAAATGATAATGTATTAGCTGTATCTAACATATTAAAACTTACTTTAATACAAGAAAGTGATTATTATAAAGGTACTACAACACTTATAAGTAAATCAGTTACTGATACGTATGAAAGTATGGTTGTTAAACCCTCTAATTATATATATGATAATGGTAGTACTGTAGTTTTTGATAATGGTGATAATATATATATTCAAAATGATTGCTACTTTCCATATGAAGTTTCTAAAGGTAAAATTACAGGTATAAATTTATATTATTCTCAAGAAGATGCTAACAATAGTAATAAACCAACAGTATTACAATTAGATGCATATAGAGCTCCAAATAACATTACAAGTTTTACAGAAGTATTTAAAATACACAAGAGTCACTTAAATTTAAACTCAAATATCTGGGCAACGTATTTTTATATTGTTCCTGTTTTAAACGATGTTGAACAATCTTTTGAAGATATGGGAAGTGACAGTGATATTAGACTAAATGTTGGCACTGTTTTAAATTATGGTGATAAAAAACACACTATTTTAATGGATAATGTATATGTTGATTATGAAAACACTTATTTAACAGATTCTGATTTTAATAAAAATATGCAGTTTGGTTTTGTAGATAAACAAAGTAATCAAGTGATACAAAAAACAAATAACACATTTAATTATGTATCAGATACACAAACACTATTAAATAAAGGTTTCTATACAAAGCAAACATATGATATAATAACTTATTCTCTAAAATCTTTTAAAATAAGTAACTCTGAAAAAGAGTTAGACATAAAAGAAGAATTAAAAACTTCTATGGAAGATTATAAGAATAAGATATTACAAACATTAAAAACTGAATTTAATAAAGATGATATATATGAATTAAAAGTAACCTTTGAGTTAGACCAAAAAGATATAAGAAATGTAGAAAAAAACACTTTTGAAAAACAATTAGATATAAACTTTATTTTTAAATGGAAACCTTAACAAATAAATATATAAATAGAATGAATAAATTTTTTCAGTTACTTTACAAAATTAGAATAAAAATAATTATTTGGTCTACACCTTTAGTATTACTTTTTTGTTTTGATGATAAAATACAATTAAGAGATAGAATTTATTATTTCTTTGTAATCTTTTTTAAGAGTGTACCATTATTACTATTATATTCCTATTTTTCATATGAAAATGAAACTAATGGTCTGTTTTATGCTGGAATAGGAACTACACTGTTTTTAGATATGGTGGTTGGTGCTTGGTATCATTTTAAGAAGGGTGATTTTAGTTTTACAGAATTATTTAGAGCTACTATTTTAAAAGTAGCATTAATAGCTATTGTTTATATCTCTTTATCTATACTTAGTATACCACTTAGTGAATCTATGGGGGGAGAAATGTTCAGAAATACTATAATGTTATTCACTCTGCTGTATCCAGTAAAAGATATAATTAAAAATGCTTTTGTTTTATCAAATGGTAAATTTCCACCAGAGTTTGTAATAAAAGCTTTGTATAACTATGAAAAGAGTGGAAAACTAAAAGAATTTTTTGACCTTATAGAAGGAAAGAAAAAAGATAAGCAAGAAGATTTATCAAATACAAATAATGGTAATTAATAAAAAAGTCTTATATTTGCACCAGTAAATATAAGACTTTTATAAATGAATAATATTATAACAAATGTGAATAACTATTTCAGTGGTTTAGTGTTTGATGAAGTGACACATACATACACTAAACAAAATAAAAAACTCACACCTGTATCTTATGTTCTAAAGAAATTTACAGAAGAGTTTGATTCTTATAAAATGTCAGCTTTAGTAGCTAAAAAAAGAAATACAACACAACAAGCTATATTAAAAGAATGGGAAGATAATAAAAATAAATCTTGTAGTTTAGGAACTAAAGTACATTTGTTTGGAGAAAAATATTGTAGAGATAGAAACTTAAAACCAACTGATGGTTATGAAGAAGCTATAGTAAAATGGTATTCTACAATACCTAATTATATAGAACCGTTATTTCTTGAATTACAAATGTATTCTGAATCTCTTGGTATAGCTGGAACAGCTGATATGATATTTTATAACACTAAAACTGGTAAACTTCTAATTCGAGATTATAAATCAAATCAAGATTTATTCAAGAATTATAAAGGTAAAAAAATGTTAAAACCATTTGATAATCTATTAGATAACCCATTTAATAAATATCAGTTGCAATTATCACTATATCAAATTCTATTTGAACAAACAGGTTATGAAATAGAATCAAGAGCACTTGTTTGGATTAAGCCAAATGGTACATATGAAGTATATAAAACAGAAGATTGTACAAAACAACTTTTAAATATTTTAAGAAAATGAAAGATTTTAAGAATTTTATAATTAGTTTATTTCTATGGATATTGTGTATATTTTTAGTATTACCTATAAGTTTTATTAATCTTGTATGTGTATTAATAAAATATAAATCAATAAAAGGATATTTTTTATCTACAGCTGTATCTTTTGATAGGTGGGCTAATAGAGAATTTAGAACTTTGTGGAATATGTGTTTAATAAAACAAAAAGTTTCATTACATCATTTTGGTCATATAGAGGAAACTATAAGTTCCGTACTTGGTAAAAATGAAGTTTGTAAAACACTTACAGTAACAGGTAAGATTTTGTGTTTTATTTTGAATACTATAGATAAAAACCATTGTAATAAATCAATTGATTACAATATAAGATATAATAGATATGAGTATATTTAAATATGAACAACTGATACTTGAAACAGCTAAAGCTTTACAGTGTTTTATAGAACAGTATAAAAGAGATAAAGCTAAAAATAATATAGAATCAAATGAAGATAAGATTAAGTTAGTAACTAAAATTGATGATATTAATAAAGAAATAACTAAAAAAGTAGACAAAGAAGACGGAAAAGGGCTATCAACCAATGATTTTACTACAACTTTGAAAGAGAAGTTAGAAGGTATTTCACCATTTTCGGGTAAGTTTGTTACTAGTAATCTTATAATTGGAAATACAGATAATTTTCCTGAACATGAATCAAAGAGTACTTATAGTTTGGCATTAAGTGAACCTATGAGAGTAGGTGAGTATTTATTGAGTTATGCAGGATATCGCTTAGGAGACGAGATGTCTATAAAAATGATAGATGTCGATGGGGAAAAAGAAGTTGTAGTTACATTATTGTATGAAGAAACTAACATGTTTGGTAACACTATTTACTATTATCTACTCAAAAATGAAAAAGATGTGAACACTGGTTTACCTCCAGATACTTACTATGTTAGTAATATTAAGGTTGAATTTGGTAAAGATAAATTTGTTAGAAATTTACAATTAAGAAGATTTGTACCATATCCTGTTTGGGAAACAAGTTGTTACTTATACACTTCTTATGGTTATGAAATATCTAATTCAGACAATGTAATTGAAAGAGGACGTTGTAACCTTGTTGATACAAAAGGTGATAATAAAGAAGTTCATATTAATTACGAGGAAAACACTTTATTTTCAGTGGTAAAAGCTGGAAGCAATGATGAAGGAAAAATAATCTTTAGTAGTTTAGGTGGTGTGCCAATTGAAGGAGCTTCAGAAATCACTGGTAAAGTAGGTTCACGTGCAGAGGGAATATGTATGGGAGGAAAAGTATATATAACAGTACATAACAGAGAATAATAAATATTATGAGAAAATACATCATTAAACTATTTGCACTTAATTATATAGTGCCTTTTGGAAAGAAAACTAAGAGTTTCACCCGTTCTGCTAATATTATCTTTCCCTTAATACTTGTGGGTGGACTTATTGTCTGTGCAGAGCTTTATAGTTGGCTATGTGTGCTATTACCATTACTGTCATTAGCTTGTTTCTTTGGCTTTGGGTACTTTTATTTTTATCCGCTTACTGATAAAGACTTTTCTCTGTTAGACGATACCCAACGTTGGCAGTATGAAGTCTTTCAAAGGCGTGTAACTTCAGAACCTAAAAGCTACAATGCTCAATGGGTGTTATGGGTAAACTCATTAGCTATAGTTATAGCTCTTATTATACTGTTCACCTTAATATTATAACTAATAAAAAAATACCTACAATTTACTTTATTATGTCTTGTTTTATTAAATAGAAGACTTATAGGTTTTAGACATAACTAATTAGTTTAATTATGAAAATAAAAGAGATTATTCAGAGAGTACAATCACTATACTCTAAAGGAGTACAAAGTGATGACACAAGACTTTCTAACAGACATATTTATAATGTACTTATGTCTGTTAGAAGTACTCTTATTACACAACAAATAAACAAGAAACAGGGTATTTCTGCTTGGAATTATCAAACACTTCCTTGTGTGGAACTTGTAAAAGTACCTTCTCACGAGTGTCCTTGTGTTCCAGACATAGATTGTGAAATAGTAAGAAGTAAATATAAATTACCAGCTCCACTTAATGGATTAAATGGTCATATAATACATTCTGTTACTTCTATTGATAGAAAAGTGAAGTTTGATGAAATAAAATTAAATTCAATTAATTATCAGAAAGGTAATAAATATACATCTTCTAAAGTAAATTATTTTATACATCAAGGATATCTGTATTTATCAACACCTTCTAAAATAGAGGTTGTTTCTGTTACAGCATTATTTGAAGACCCAATAATAGCTTCTAAGTTTATAGGTTATTGTGACAATTCAAATAGTAATTGTATAGACTATTTAGAACAAGAGTTTCCATTAGATAAGGATTTAGAAACTGTAACTATACAAATGGTTAGTGAAGAATTAATTCAACTATTTACACAAATGGTAGAAGATATAACTAATAATACAAGAGATTCACATATTCAACAAAGTAAATAATTATGGAAACTTTTCATAAGAAACTAGGCAGACCAAGAAAATATATAAAGAAAAATTATGGGTTGAAAGATGCTTGGGTTTATTATAAAAATAAATCTAAGGATACAGTTGATGAATCAACATATAAAAGTATTGTAAGAGGTTTTCTAAGTTATTTAGGTAAACAACTTATAGAAAGAGGGGAATTACTAATTCCAGAGAAACTTGGTACTTTACTTATATGTGGTAAAAAACCTAATTTTAAAGTTACAGAAGATGGTAAAATAAATGGTTTATCTATTGATTGGAAATCCACTAAAGAAATGTGGAAAGAAGAAAAAGAGGTTAGTGGTCAGTATGTATATTTCTTAAATGAACATACAAATAACGTAAGGTATAAAACAATATGGCTAAATAATAGAGTATTAGTTTCTAACAAAACAATATATAAATTTATTTTATGTAGAAGTATGAAAAGAGCTATAGCTAAATCTATTAAAAATGGTCACGAATATAAGATAAAAGTATGAAAGATATAAGATTTACAAGTTTAGATAGAATACTTTCTAAATTATATAGAGATTTAGGTCTTGAAGAAATATCAGAAACTGATGTAATTGAGTGGTCTGGTGAAGCTTTAGAGTTCTTAAGTAATGTAACATTATATGAAGAGGCTATTGCTTTATTGGAAGTTAAGAATCACTCTACTACATTACCTCAAGGTTTACACTCTATAATACAAGTAGTAAGGGATAATGTATATAGAAAACCTAATAAGTGTAATCCAGAAACTGAAAAAAATAAAATAAAAAAACATTTCTTACAAGATACTGGTATATGTAATCAATGTTCTGTTGAGAGATTTTTAAATATGGATATTGACTCTTATGTGCTAACAAATTTTGAGAAAAACAATGTTACTGTAATACTTAGTACATTACTACAAAAGCCTAGATATTCACCAATAAGACTCTCTAATCATACATTTTTTAACAGTTTAGTTTGTCAAGAAGAAGATATAGATATATACAAGTCTTGTCAAGATGAATATACTGTAGTTGATGATAAATTAAGGTTTTCTTTTAAAGAAGGTTTTATATTACTTTCTTATTACAGACAAAAAATAGATAAAGAGACAGGCTACCCTTTAGTTCCTGATGATGTATCTGTAATTACTGCTATTACTTATTATATTACTTGGAAATATTTTCAAAGATTGTGGTATATGGGTAGAGAAGGTATGTCAGATAAAATGCAACAAGCTGAAGAAAGATGGCTTAAATACTGTGGACAAGTTAATTCAAGTATGAATATGATAAGTGGTTTAGATGCTTTTGAAAACTTTTCACAAATGAAAAAGAATCCAATAACAAATAGAAATGCTTATTTTGGTTACTTTGGTAATATTAGTAAATTACAATACCCTAAATATTATAAAAGATGGAATTAAATAACAATAGTATTCAACAGTTATACAAAGGTTTAAATACTGATTATTCTCCTATAAACCAACCAAAAGGTTCTTATAAATATGCTTTAAATGCTGTATTAGAATCTTATGAAGGTGATACACAACAATTATCAAATGAGTTAGGAAATGAATTAGTTTCATCTTTTAAAGAGGGATACAAATGTATAAGTTCAGTATTCATAGATGACTCAGAAGCTGTATTATTTCTTTGTGGAAATAATAACAGTGAGATAGGTATTTTCAACAGTAAAACAAATTCTTATAGAACTTGGTGTAATGATGAAACTTCACCAGAGAAGAACAAATTAAAATTTAATATAAATTATCCTATTCAAGCAACTTATAGACTTAGAAGAGGGTGTGAAAAAACTATATATTGGACAGATGATTATAATCCACAGAGAAGTGTTGTATTAAACTATCCTCAAAATTATCAAACTACAGTAAACAATATGACATTTTTTGATTCATTTAAATTCTCTACACAAAAAGTATTTAATTCAATTCCTATTGTAGAAAATATAGAAATACTTGAAAATTCTGGAGAATTACCTAATGGTTCTCTTAGTATTTTATTACAGTATTTAGACCAAGATAAAAATGGCACTAAGTGGATTTCTGAAATACCATTTATAAATATATATTCAGATAATCATAAAGATAAATATTCTGAGATAGATGGTGATATAAATAATAAAGATGTAAAAGAATTTAATAATAAATTTTCTAATAAAGCTGTTAGTGTTGTATATAATAACTTTGATATACAGTACAAGTTTTTTAGATTAGCGTTTATACACTATTATTCTAATAAGAAACAACCAACAGTTTGTTATTTATCTGATATAATACCTATAATAAATGGTAAAGGTAGTTTCATCTATACAGGTAATAACTATAAAGAAAAAGCTACTTATGAAGAAATATTATTATTTAATAGAACTAATCCATTTCAAAGTTCTACAACAATAGAACAAAAAGATAATAGGCTTATTGTGGGTAATATAAAAGGTGATAGTACTAATTGGGGAGAATTACAAAAATATGCCTCTAAGATAGGTGTAGATTGTGTAATTAAAAAAGTTGATATTACAAAAAATACAGATAAGAATAATCCAAAAAATCCACTTGTTAAATTCTTTGGTTCTTCATTTATGCCTGGTGAAATAGCATCACTTGCTATTAATTATGTATTTGAAGATTTAACAGTTAGTCCTTCTTATCATATACCTGGAAGATATAGATATACTCCAAAAGATAAAATATATGCTAATAAGACAGCTGAGGGGTGTATATTAAAACCTATGGTGTATAGAGCTGATATATCAGACTATTTGGGTAATATAGATGATTTCTTAACTAACAGAAATAAAAGTTTAAGGTATATACAAAGAGAAACTTGTAATGATTTTGATTTATGGGGTGTAGATATTGAAGGAAATAAATTATTAAATGAAACAGTTAGGTTTCATAGATTTCCTTCAAGGAAAGAGTTAGGTTTATCATTAGTTGAAGATAAAACTTTTACTTATATATTTGGGGTACAGTTTAGTAATGTAGAAATACCAAGTGAAAGTGTAATTGGTAAGAAATGTATAGGATACTATTTTTCTAAACAAGAGTTAAAAGAAGATTATAGAACAATTATAGATAGTGGATATTTATTAGATACTCTACAATATAAACAAATGACTGGTTTATCTTCTTTATACTCAGATTTTAGTAAACAGTATACTGATAGAAATACAGGTAGAGTAGATGTATCACAAAACACTAAAGTTATTTTATCTCCTGTTAATAAATTTATAGGTAAAACATTTGATAATTTTACACACATAATTGAAACAGATAGATTTAAAGTAATAAAAGAAAATAAATCTGGTTTTTTAATACAAAATGCTTCTGAACTAAAATCAGAAGATATTGAAAAAGAAATAGGAGAAACAAAGCAAAATGATGGTGCTGATTTAAAAGCTGTTATTAGAGATATGGAAATTGACTCTATAAGAGCTTATGATTCATCTTATAGTAAAGATGTAAAAACAGGTGGAGTATTAATTGATAGACAAGATACAAGATTATATTATTTACAACCATATGAAAAAGCTAATTATAGAAAAGAAAATGTTGCTATATATAATATGGATAGTATGTCTGCTAATCTATTTATATATGTAAAAGAAAATGCAAAAAACAGTAGTTTTGGTTTTGATAGGTATAAAAGTTTAGACCCTTATACACTTTCTGTACCTAAGACTAAATATACTAATACAATTCCTTATGTATATATTATAAGAAATCATAATGATTTTTTTAGTAATTATCAAAATGAACCATACTATAAAATAACTGATACTTATAGTGTAAATAAAGAAAATATAAATATATCTTTTGATGGTGATACTTATATAGGAGGTTATAGACATACTTTAAGTACTTATTGTAATACAGCACCAAAGCAGCCTATTAAAGATAAAAGTTCAAGTTTATTAAAAGCTATAATAGTAGCTGTTTTAGCTGTAGCATTAACTGTTTTAACTTATGGCTCAGCACTTGCTATAATAGGGGGTATATTAGTAGCTACAGGTGGTATATTTTATGGTTTAAGGGCTAAACTCAGTGCTGAAGAATTTAATAAAAGATTTAGATTAGAATGGACTAATGGTTTAAGATTTTTATTTCAAGATAATTTATATTGGAATAGTTTTATAAGACCTATAAATTTAGACTATAATACTGAACAATTAGGATATCAAGATGATACTTTAAGATATTATAATCAAATTATAGGAGATTTTATATTTGAAAGTCCAATTAATTTTACTTTAAGAGTGGAGCCAAATGATGATGATGATAATTATTTAAGACCTTTTACAGAACACTTACCAGATAGTGCTAATAGAAAAATTGAAAATTACAATGATGATAAAGATATATTTAAACCTTATACTATTAATAATACTATGGTAGTTAGTAAAATTAGGTTGTGGAGGTCTTGGCATATGGGAGTACCAATAGAGCATAAAGAAGAAAATTTCTTTTTAAGTAGACTTTGTGAAGTAGACCAAAATCTATATAAATACGAGTATTTAATGAACCAAAAATATCACCCAGCAGAAGCTAGAAATGATAATAATCAAATTGCTTGGTCTATGATTTCTGGTTATAAGGCTTATGGTACAGCTAAACCTATATTTTATTGTATTAATCAAGACTATTTAATACAAGAAAAAGTTGAGAAATTATATGCTATTCCTTTTGAGTATTCTTTTTGTTCTGGTTGTAGAGAAAAATTTCCACAAAGATTTTATTGGTCTGATGTATCTTTCTCTGAACAACTAACAGATAATTATAGAACTTTTAAACCTAACAACTATAAAGATTTACCTGGTGAATATGGAGAAATAACTAATATATTCTCTATGTATAATCAACTATATATTCACACTAAAAATGGTTTATGGATACAACCCACTAATTATCAAGAGAGAGTGACAGATGGTATAGTATCTTATATTGGTACTGGTGAATTTGGTTCATTACCAGCACAATTAATTGTAGATAGTAAAACAGGTACATCAGCTGGTTTAAATCATAGGAATAATCAAATAGTAACTTCACAAGGTTATTTCTTTGTAAGTGAAACAGATAGAAAAGTATATTGGTTTAATGGTCAATTAATGTCTATATCTGATATAGGAATGACTGAATGGTTTAAAAAGAATATATTTCATAAAACTACTAATAGTGGAGAAGATGTTAGTACATATTTATTAAATTTTGATTATAGAAATGATAGACTAATACTAACTAAAAGAGATTATAAAACTAAATTTGGTAGCACCAATAATGATGAATTTACTTCTTTTTGGACAATAAGTTTTAGTTTAAAAACAAAAACTTGGATATCTTTTCATAGTTATATACCTAATAACTATTTACAAGTATCAGATGATTTTTATTCTATACTAGATAATAAAATATATAAACATACTTTATCTAACTCTTATTTAAACACTAAAGAGATAGAAAAAAGAAATTATCAAACTTTTTATGGAACTCATTATCCTTTTATGATTGAATATATTAGTAATGATAATCCTATAGTAACTAAAATATTTGACCATATAAGATTTATAACTAATGCTTATAAATTTGATGAGATAAACAACTCATTTGTTGAAGATAGATATAAGACATTTAACAAAGCATTAATTTATAATTCAAGACAATGTACTAATATTATAAATTTAAAAGTAAAAGATTTATCTCCACAACAAGAGTATCTTTTAGAACAAATAGAGAACACTAATAATAATACATTTATAGTAGATAAAACTGAAAAAGATTGGTTATTAAATGATATTAGAGATATGGTAACTAATTATAATGTACCAATGTTTAATGAGAATATTAAAAAGTTAAATTCATTGTATAATATTAATTATAATGATAAAGTTATTAATCAAGAAGCCTTTGAGGGTAATAAGGAGTGGTATGACCTTGAAAGTTTAAGAGACAAATATTTGGTAGTTAGATTAATATTTGATAATTTTGCAGATGTAAAATTAGTATTTAACTATTCATCTGAATATAACACAGTAAGTCAATATTAATTTTATAATAATTAACTTTAAAATTTAATCACTATGTATAATAAAAGAAATTCTAATGTTAGAAACAATAAAATAAGAACTAACACTATACCTAAAATAAAAGACCCATTTTCTTCATTATTACCAGATGATGTAAGAGCTTATGGTGGTACTCCTATGTATATATCTTCTCCAGAAGAAGATATAGAAATGGGTAATATTGCAAGAGCTAAAGCAGAATTAGATGCTTTAGAGAGTACTCAATATTTAGAAGATATTGGAAATGTACTTAGTACTACAGGAAGTATAATGCAATCTTATGGTGGTAGTGGTAAGGGTTTAAGTGGACTAACAAGAACTAAATCTGTTAATGTACAAAACCCTAATCCAGTATTAAGAAATACTATGCCAGAGTTTGGTAAAACTGGTTTTGACCCTTACAGAAAACCAATTGGTAAATTTGATACAGGTGGAGAGCCAACACCTTTATATAATTATAAAGGTGTAAAGGGAAATTTTAAAGTTAGAAGTTTTATAGATAAAGATGGAAATTATAAAAACTATCTTTATTCAGATTCTATTGTACCATATAGTTTAGATAATTACAATGATAATATTAGAGTATTACAACAAAACAATCCAAATGTAGAGTTTATTAATGGTGATTATGATACTAATGGAATTAGATTAAAAAATGTTCCATCTAATAGAACAGAGTATTTAAGAAATGATATGGCTTGGAAATTAGAAGGAGATGGCTTACCAGAAGAAGGTCATTTAATAACTTACAAAACAAGTAATATGAATACTGGTAATACTTCTAAAGAAAGGCTTAGGTCTTTAGAATCTTCTGGTATTAGTAATTTTGAAGATTATGGATTAAGTAATTCAGATAAATCTATTTATGACAATCAAGATTTTAGAACTGAAAAATTTAATAATTTTGTAAAAAATATTGATAAGAATAAATTAATATCTAAAAGAGCTTATGGTGGTGAAATACCTGTTGAAGCAGAAGGAGAAGAAATAATTCAAGAACCTAATGGTAATATATATGAATTAGAAGGTAATTCTCACGAACAAGGTGGTATAGATTTAGATATTCCACAAGGCAGTCAAATTTATTCTAAAAGATTAAAAGGATTAGATGGTAAAACTATGGCTGATAGAAAAGCTTTTAGAGAAAAACACTTAGCTAAACTAGAAAAATTAGTTTCTTTAAATCCTAATGATAAGGTTCTTAAAAAGACTTTAGAAAAAACTAAAATAGATTTTGAGAAACAAGATGCTGAAGATATGTCATATATGAATTATATGCACAATGAAAAATCTTTAGAAGAAGATATAACTAAAGAGATATTTGATACAGGAGGGATTAAATTAAAACAACCAAGAACAAGAAAACAAGAAGAAATATTAGATATTGTTCCATTATCATTTTCTGAATATAATAGTCCTTTAGAAAATGTATCACTTGATAATAAATATTACAGAAATCCATCATTATCAACACCACCTATACAAGAGGAAAAGAATATTGTTGAAAATGATACTAACTATAATAAGAGTAATCCTTTTGGTTTTATAGATAAAATAAACTCTCCAATTACATTAGGAGATGCTATAAGTTTATATGGTCAATACAAATCAGCTACAGACCCTGAGAAAATGACTTTACTTAACAGGTCTAATGATGTACCAAATCAAAATTTCTTTAGAAATTATGGTAAAGAAGGTCTTAAAAAATTAGAAGAAAGTGAAAGATTTGCAGACTATGAATTAGCAGAAGCTATAAAAAACAATAACTTAAATGCTACAGTACAAAAAATATCAAACAATAATAATGCGAGAAGTGTTAATACTTTAAACACTTTAAATCTTGCTACAGAGGCTCAAAGAATGCAAGCAGATGATGTAGCATATAATAATTATTTAAGAGAGATTGCAAGATTAAAACAGGCTGAAGCAAATCAATTAAATCAAATTGATGAAAGAGTTATGTATGGTGAAGCTCAAAGAGATGATGCTGATAGAAGAGATAGAGACAATTTTAATAGACAATTACAAATAGATACTAATACTAAAAATAGGGGTATTCAAGAAATTGGTAAGAGTATTAATGATATTGCTGAAAGACAATCTAATCTTCAAGCTATTAATAATATGTACCCAGATTTTAATATTAGTAAAAATGGTAAAATTACAGCTAAAGGTAATCCTGAAGATTGGACACCTGAACAAAAGTATTGGAATGGTAAATCCTCTAAAGATTATCAAAAATTCTTAGAAAAGAAAAAAGAAGGTTATTTCTTTGATAATGATACTCAAGCTATATATAATAAAGAAGGTCAAGAAGTAGATAAATCTTATAATGTAATACCTAATGGTAAAACTATAGATTTAAGTGGTAAAAAAGAAGAGGAGGCTAAACAACTTAAAGAATCAGTATCTAAACTAAGAAATGAATTTCCAAACTTCTTTGATAATATGTCAGATAAAGAGGCTAAAGAGAATTTTGTTAAATGGGTTAATAATCCATATCTTAATCCAGAATTTACAAAAGCTTTAAGAGAAAAAGATAAAGAAAAATCTTCTTGGATTAATCAAACAGATGATGAAGGTAATAGATTTGAGTCTGAAAGAATGAGAGATTTATGGCAAGAAGCTAATCCTGGAAAACAACCTAGAAAATATATACCAGAAGAAAAATATAAACCATTTAATCCAGTACTTAATGGTAATAATAAATTTAGTGGTTTTAAAGTTTATGGTATAGATGATTATACTTTTGAAGTTGGTAAAGGGAAAGATAAACAAAAAATTAGTATAAGTAAACCTCAGATAGATAATTTTATTGAAAGTAAATTAAATAACTATAGAGGTGAAGGTCAATTAGACCCATTTAATTTCAAAGATAAATATACATTAGACTTCTGGAGTAAATCTTTAGATATTAAAAAGGGTGATGAAGAATCTGATAATGATTTCTTAAAGAGAATTTTAATGGAAATAAAAAATAGACAAAAGTAATGGGAAGATATTATCAAACAGATAGACCTGATTTTGTGCAAGATGCAATAATGAGACCTGACTATAATTTATTAGAAAGGTCTCTTGCTACTACACAAAAAGATTATGATACTCAACAGGCTGTAGCTGATAAAATAATGAATATAAATTTTAATCATTTAAATTCAGAGGAGGAAAATGAAAATGCTTCTACAGCTAAAGATTATTATTTACAGAATGCTAATAGAATAGCTTCCCTAATGATGGCTGATAAAAATAATTACAGAAAGTATTTGGGGGAATTAAAAGACTTAACAAGAGAACTTCAAATGGATTTTTCTGAGGGAGCTATAGGTAAAATGCAAGCATCATATAATCAAGAAAAACAATGGAGAGAAGAAAATAAGGAAACATTAAAAACAGACCCAGCCCTATATAATGCTCTATATAGAGAAGCACAAAAAGGTTGGGGTGGTAATTCTATAACTAATGGTATTTGGAATCAAGAAAATGCACTTAAGAATTTTGACCAACAAAAAATAGAAGATAATATACAAAAATTAACTGCTGATATAAAGAAGAACTCTGTTCAAACCACTGATGGTAGATACAAAACTACTATAGATAATGAAGTAAAATATTTAACAGAAGATGACATATTAAATTATGCTGTCAATAAAGTGTTATCAAATCCAGAAACATTAGCTTATTTTAGACAAGCACAAAGAGTTGGTATTGGTGATTATTTTAATCCTGATGGTACTATAAATTTAAAAGGTGGTCAATTAGGTTCCTGGCTACAAGGTTTAAGGTCATATGCTTATAAACAAGAGAAATTTGAGCAGAAAAAAGAGGAAGACCAATATGGTTTAATAGCTGCAAGAGAAGCTGCTGATAAAAGAGTTGCTAAATACAAAAAAGACTTAGAAGCTAAACCAGAAGATACTTCTTACTTTTTACAAGCAGAAACTCAAAAAATAATAGATGGTAATACTTTAGATGAACAAAGAAATAGTGTAAAAGATTTATTGAAAAAAGACCCAAGAACACTTAACCCAGAGCAAAGAATGGTTTATGATGCAGCACAAAAACAAATAACAGATGAATTTTTGAAATGGGGTAGAATAGGTGGTTCTGTATTTTCTGGTGTTCAAGAAAGATTTGCTGAAAAATTTGGTGTTAATAAACAACTTATGGATAGAGGTAAACAACTTTTATCTAAGGGTGAAAGTAAATTAAATGAAAAAGAGCTTAATGAACTTAATCAAATAAGACAAAAAGTAGGTATATTAAAAGCTGCTTCACAAAATATAGATAATTCAAGTGCTTATTTGAGTAATGAAGAGAAAAGAAAATTGAATTTACCAGTTGATAAGGCATATATGAAGATTGGTAATAAAGCTTATCTTATTGATAATGTAGACAGTTCTAAAATAAAAGGTGATTTTATAACATCTGGAGTACTTGGAAATTATGATAAAATTTCAGATGTTGTTGTAGACAGAATTATAGCTGATGAGAGACTTAAAAATCTAGCTGCTACAACATTCTTCAGTGATATAGATTCTAATTCTACAGCTGGTAAACAATTAATAGATGCTATGTACAATGGTACTTTAGAGAGATTGAAGTCAGGTGTTGCAGCTAGAGATTTAAATGGTAATTGGAATGTTGATAATAGTAATATAGGTGCTGAGAAAAATGACAGCTGGTATAAATATGAAGATAATGTAAACACTTTACAACAATTAATAAAAGTAGTACCAAGAGAAGAGTTTAGTAAGTATTTTGGTATTAAATATTCACCATCAGATGGTACTTTTAAACTCATAGTAAAAGATAAAACTTTGGGTGGAAGAATGGATAATGTTGGTGGTTGGTTTGGAGGTTTAGGTACAAGAGTTAATGATAGTTATATATTTACCATGCCAGGTTCAACACACAGTTTTAGTGAGGAATATGATAGAAAATATAAACCAGCAGCTAAGGCTGAATATGCAAAATCACCTGAGGCTTTTTATCAATTTATGCAATCAACACCTAAATACAAAGATACAGCAAGAAGATTTGCTGTATATGGAGAATTAGTTAAAGATAGTTATTCTAATATGGCACACCCATACAGAGATTTTCCTTTACCTGGTTCTAATATGGGTATTAATGTTAGAGTAAAAAGAATTAAAGATGGTAATAATTATAAAGTTGTTTATGCTCCTTACAATGCTTATGAAGAAAACCCTAATAACATAGAAGAAGGTAGGTATGTTGAATTAACAAATTCAGATAATGCAGCTATGAGTCTGATGATGAAATTAGATGGTATTGCAACTAAAGATGAATTAATAAATAATATGCATGCTCCAAGATATAACCCTTATGTTTTAGGTCTTGGTGATTCAAAAAACTAATTTATGGCTAAAATAAAAAAAGATACAAACTTTACTAATATTGAAGAAGGTAAAGATTTAGAAAAAATAAGTAATATAGATGATTGGTTTAAAGCTAATAACCAATTAAATCAAGTAAAAAATAGTGAGAGACTTAAAAATCAGAAATACAAAAAAGATATAGATGTTTTAAAAGAACTTGGTTTTGGTGAAAGCACTGTATCTTTGGATAGTAATTTTTATCATAAACAATTATCTGAGTTAGATAGGTTAGGTGCTTTAGAAGGTAAATATTTACAAGAAGGTAGAGATTATTCAGATTGGTTATCCGAAGCTCAATCTGATTCAGAGAAATGGGGTAGGTCAGCTATTAAATTTGGTAAAGGTATTCTTGGTGGTATTATAGATAATATAGCATCTTGGGATTTAAAAGGTCTTTATGATATGGGTGCTGGTAACACTAATGAAAAATATGGTAATTGGCTTAATGAGTCCGAGTTTGGCAAATGGTTAAAAGATGAAACTGGTATAGAGGTATATACTAATGGAGATGATTTTGGTTCAAGTGGTTATTGGGCTAAAATGTTTGGTAATATGGGATATACAGTGGGTATTATGCTTGAAACTTTAGGTGAACAAGCAGTACTAGCTATGCTTACTGGTGGCTCTGCTAATGCTTTAGGACTTGCTTCAAAAGCTAATATACTAAAGAATGTTGCAACCACTTCACACGGTGCTTTTTCTGGTATTAGAGAAGCTTATATGAATGCTCTTGAAACTCAAAATAATACCTATAATAAATATAAACAAATGGGTTTCGATGAAGAGTATGCACAAAGAAAAGCTAATGAAGCTGCTTCTCTTGGTTTTAGAGTTGAAGCTGGACCAGTTGCTTTATTAAACTCTTTACAAGCAATGTCTATTTGGGGTAAGTTTGGAAAGCCTTTTAAAGCTGGTGAAGGTGCTTCTTTTGGTATATCTGATAATTTTCAAAAATTTGCTGAAAAAGCTCTTGGTGATAGAATTAAAAGTAATACAGCTAAAAGTGTTATAGATTATGGACTAAATAGTGCATCTGAAGCTATAGAAGAAGGCTTCCAAACAGCTATTGGACAATATGCTACCTCTTCAATAACAGGAGAAAAATATGATTTCTGGAATGAAGAAATGAGAGACTCAGTGTTAATGGGGGCTATCTCTGGTGGTCTAATGAAAGGTATGGGTGAACTATTTGCTAGTGAAGTTGATAAAGAACAACAAAAATGGTGGTATAATAGACAAGATAAATTTGTAGAAGATATTGCTAAAAATGCTTCTGATAACTTTACAAAAAGAAGTTCAATATTAAATCAAATACAAGAGTTAGAAAATAAACCATCAAATAATAACAAGAAAAAAATAATTGAATTAAATAATGAATTAAAATCCCTATCACAAGATTTATCTTATGGTATAACAGCTAAGGCTTTAGAAATGGATTATTATAGTGGTAGAGGCACTGTAACTTATGATGCTCATATAGAAAACTTAAAATCTATATTAGATTCTTTGCAAACAAATGATACAGAAGACTTACAAAGAAGACAAATAATATATAAAGATGGTAACTTCTCTAATGGTTGGACTAGGGAAACTATGATAGAAGAGATTCAGAGTAATATAAAGAATGCTGAGGTAATGAAGAATCAAATAACATCAGCACTTGAAAATAATACATCTGATTTCTCAGAAGCATATAATATAGCAACTAAAACTATTAATGTCAATAATAGAGTAAAAGCATCTAGTGAAATAAGTAAAGGTATAAATGAATCTTTAAATAGGTCTAATGAATTTCAATCTTTATCACAAGATGGACAAAATAGGTTTAGATTAGAATCTGAACAACAAGCTTTATTGAACCTTCAAGCAAGTGAAGGTTTAAATACTACTGCTAGTCAAAGATTAGAAGAAGTAAATAAAGAGCTTTCTGAAGTTCCAGAATACACTTCAATAGATAAACAAAAAGTAAATTCTTATGGTTCTCTACAAGAAGACCTAATTACATCTAATGAGGTACTATATGATAATAGTAATAAAATAGATAGTGGAACTAAAGATTTGGCAGAATCTAAAAAAATAGAAAATATTAAAAAGAATATTAAAGAGAGAGAAAATAGAAAAATACAAGAAGCTGAAACTATAAAACAATTAGAAAGTGCATTAGAAGATTCTCAAAATAATCCTTATTTAGATTCTAATAGCAAAGAAGAAATATCTAAAAAAGCTGAAAGTATAAAAGAAGATATTGCTTCTAAACAACACATAAAAGAACAAATAGACACAGAAACAACACCTACTGATAATAGAAGTTCTGCTGTAGATAATTCTAAAGAAGCTACTAAATTGGACAATGATTTAATAGATGATATTGAATTTTTAGATTCTCTATTTGAAGATGAAAATCAATATGTTGGTAAACAAGCTTTTTCTAGAAGAAATTTTCAACCTGTTGTTTCACAAGATAGGTTAAATAGAGCTAAAGATAATATGTTTAAAAAACTTGATTTATTATCAAAGCAACTAAACAGACCCTCTACTTTTAAAGATTTAATGGAAGATGTAATTTCTATTAAAGGTAGAGATTTTGCTTCTAAGTATTTTGATGCTTATGCTAATTTATACAGAGAAGTTGGTAGACAAATAGAGGAAGATTTACAACAAATACACGATTATTTATTTGATATAGATAGTTTACTTGCACAAGATATAGTTGAAATTTATGAAGAGATTGAAGATAAAGTTCAAGATAACACTCAAATAACAGAACAAGTTGTTAAAGATAATCAACCTATAGTAAAAATACCAATAGATGAAAATGCTATACCTATTAGAGATAATAATACTATTGAAGATGATAATAGAACCTCTTTAACTACACCAAAAGCATCTTTATTAGGTTTAGAGTATGTAGATGTATTTGAAAATAATAAAGTAGTTAGAAGAGAAAAAACTATAGCTCTAAATGAAAGTAAAGAAATAGGTAATCATTTTGTATTAGATTATGATGATATTAATATAGGAACTGAACTTGAAGTTGAAATACCTGATAATTATATGGATATTTCTGTATCTTATTGGGATATACAACCTAATGGACAATTACTAAACAGACCAATACCTTTCAAAGAGTATTTACAAAAACAACAAGAGAAAGGAAAAGATGTATCTCCTAATAGTGATTTATTTAGAGATAAAGTTCCTATGGTAGCTAAAAATAAAAATGGTAATATTTTTATGCTACACGATACTGAATGGTATAATGTAAATAATATATCTAATAGAAATAATGACCAAATAGAAATCATTAAAAAAGCACAAGCTGAATTAAGAGGTGTAAGAAAAACAGTATTAGATAATAAAAATAATAATAAATCTACTAAAATAGAAATTACTGGTAGAACTTTTGGTCACTTTGTTAATAGAAATAATTCTAATAATATAAGTGATAGACAACCTGTTGTTTTATCTAAAGCTACTGGTCAAACTACTTTAGCTATTGCTGGAAAAGATAATATACTGTACAATAATGAAAATCCTAAAAATGATATAGTTAATTATCAAAAGAAACTGCTTAATAAATTAGATACAAGTCCTTTTACACCAGGAGCACTATATGAAATTAGAGAAGTAAATAAAGGAGAATACATAGCACTAAGAGCTATTACAAATGATATTTCTAAAGGAGAAAATCTAAATCAAATAGCTATTAATAATATGAAATGGGCTTTATTATCATATTTATATTTAAATAATAGTGATGTTTTTGTAAGAAATTCACTTGAAAATAAATATGGTATTACTTTATCTAAAGCACAAGAAATAAGACAAGCAATTATAGATTCAACAGGAAACTTTGATATGTCATCATACTTTAAAATGTTTGTTGCTGTATTACCATCAACAGAACTTAATAAAGTATTAAATGATAAATCAGAGAAATATCCTGTTGGTCAAACTTATGTATCAATAGATAATGGTGGTGCTATAAAAGTAATTAATAAAACAGGACAAAATGTACCAAGAAATGAAAAAGGTTATGATACTTTACCAAAGATAGAGGTAAATAGAATAAGTCCAAAAAGTTTTACAACTACTGACCCAAATCAAAATATAGAAACTTTGCTAGACAATATGTTTGGTGAATATGGTTTATTAAAAGCAGTTTTTAATCCTAGTAAAGAACAAATAGGTAAAAAACAAAATAAACCTTTTATTACTATATCAGATAGTGGTGAAGTTCAAAATTATGAGAACACAGATGGTGGTACAACATATGATGATTATATTAAAGATAATGTAAAATCTAATGTGCAATCTTTTAAAATTACTGATAAAGATGGTAATGAAAAGTGGATTACTGATGTACAACCAACAATTACATACAGAATTAAATCAGAAGAATCAGTACCACAAGTTTTAGAAGATAAGGAAGAAAATAAAGTAGAGAAAGAAGAACTACAAAAAGAAGAAATTACAAATGCTGGAGAAAAAGAGATATCTGAAGATGATAAATTAAAATACAATATACAAAGATTAGAAAAACTACTTGATGAGGGTAAAATAACACAAGAACAGTTTGATAATACTGTTACAGTTATTACAAATAGAAGATACAATGGTTTTTATAATCCTAATGAAGTCTATAGTAGAAGAAACTTTGGTATTGAAGAAAATACTAAATTATCATCTATAATTACTAATCAAATAGATGGTATTTCAATTATTGAACAAGACCAGCTAACTGATAGTTTATTTTATATGGCTTTAAAAGATATAGAAATAAAAGATAATTATGTATCTTTAAAAGATGTATCTTTAGCCTTACAAGAGATTCCAGAGAAAGTTTTACAACCATTAATAGATAGTAATAATAGTCTTATCAATCTATATCAAAGTATTGGTGATATGGAAGATATGATTATTGCTATTAATGAAATAAATACTAAATATAAAAATATTCTGTCACAAAAAGACAATCTTATTTCTAAAGGTGATGAAAATACAGCAAAAGGTTCTTTATTTATTAAAATGGAACAGTTCTTTGCTGAAGAATTAGATAATATTGATTTAGAGGAAAATGATAATTTAGAACAGAATGAAAATGGTGAAGTAGAAACTAATTACTCACAAAGTGCTTTAGAAAGAGATGTAAAAGTTTCTTTTTCTAATAAACTTAAAATGTTCTTTGCTGGAATTGAAGATAAGAATCCAAAAGGACAGACAAGAAGAAATTTACTTAGCTTACCTGTATTTATAAATCCTGATACAGCTATAGGAATGTTAAGGGATATGACTACTAAAATTGATAGTAATGAAAAAGATTTATTAGATGCTTTAAGAACTAAACAAAATAATCCTATATACAGAGAGTTACTTCATAAATTAGAGTCTAATAAAGATTCTCAAGTTATGAATGAGATACTTTATAAACTTATACAATCTAAACTAAAGATGTATATGATATATGTATCTCCTGGAAAACTTGAAATACTTAATGCTAATAACAGAGATGGTATTATTAGAGCTTTAAATACTTGGAAAAACGAATTTAAAAATTCTTCTGTTTTTATTATTCAAGATGGTGAATATGTTTATAATAAAGAGTATTTAGATAATATAAGAAAAGAAATTTTATCATTAAAAAATCAAAATGGTGTTATAAAAGTAGAACAATTAAAATCTCTATTTAAATCTTTAGGTATAAATATAGAAAATAATGTACTTGAGAAAGTTGTAAATGAATTACAAACACCTAATGATAATATATTAAAGAAACAAAAAGGTTTATTAGATAAATTATTATATAGTATTAATGATGGAATATTTAATGCTAGAGATACTGATGGTAAGTTAAAGGATAAAGTTTTTGCTGAAGATTTTGATTTTGTAAATAGTACTACTGATGTATTTAAAAATATCCTAGCTCCTTATCAAGTTGAGTTAAATGGTAGTTCAGTGGAGAAATCTTTTAGAGTAGCTGGTAAGACTATACAAGAAGCTATACAAAGAAATATGTCTTTTGATATAATGAAATCACTAAAAGACCCAAATTCATCTTTATTCCAAGCTTTACAGTCAATACCATATTCTAAAAGAAATTATGTATTAAATCTTATTAAAAATGATGCAGATGTACAAAATAGATTAGAAGTTTCTTTTGTATCTTTAGAAGCTATTAAACAAAAGGGTGAAAAGTCTAAAGATAATATGGGGATTAATGAACTATCTGAATCAGATTATATATTAACTGAACTAGGATTTTTTCAAAATTCGGAAAAACAGCTAGGAAACATTAATCAGTATGATTTATTCTTTAGAATGGGTAAAACCTTTACTCCAACTCTTTCTGATAAATCTCAAATGCTTGTTATATCAACTCCACTATTAGACTTGAGAGAGTCTGATTTTAATGCCATAGATAGAAATTATACACAAGTATCTGAGAAAGTAATAGATTTTATGTTATCTCAACTATTTGATGGGGAGTTTGATAGAATAATACAATCTTATAATAAAGATTTTAATATTAAATCATATAATAAAGCATCAAAAAGATTTTTAAGTATTCCTGGTTTTAATACATTATTTATTAATTATCAAGGACAAAACATTAATATACATAAATTTTTAGATAAGATTTATAATGATTCAAATAAAGTAGAATATTATAAGGAAGTATTTAGAAAAGAGGCTGGCAAATTCTTACATAAATTACTTGCTTCTGAAGTGAAAAATAAAATAGATATTAATAATAAGTCTGGAGAATGGATAAAAGCTAATTTATATAATATTGAATCTAACACAATAACAAACTTAGATAATCTATATTTTAATAATAAAAAAGCTGGTGGATTATCTGATGAGAGAAAAATATTATTACTTGCATATGATAAGGTTGTAAATGATTTATTAAATCAAAATAATATATACCAATTGTTTGCAGGTGATATGGCTTTATATTCTCCAAATGCAAGTAAATTTGAAATAAAAGATTCAGATAGCAATATTATTGGCTTTGATGATATAGGTTTCTCAAAGAAAACAGGAGAAAATATTACAAAACGTATGGCAATGTTAATTGCTCCTGGAAATAAATTAGCCAACACTTTTGATGAAAATAGTAACTCAGAAAAATATTATCAATTAATGGTAAATGACCCAGTTACTATTACATCAATGGCTGAGAATCTTATTATACAATACTATGGAGAAATATCTAAAGAAAACAAAGAAGCTCTTGAAGAATTAAAAAAATCTGAGGAAGAAATTAGTAATTTGTATGAAAAGAGAGGAAATATATTAGATTTTGATAATGCTTTAGATATAGCTAATAATAGAGTAGATGAGGCTAAAACAAAACTCAAAAAGCTAAATAAAGAAATTAGTGGTTACTTTGATATTGAAGGTACTGATGCTCAAGAGTATACTACTTGGCAAGAACACATGGATATTCTTTGGAGACAAGGTAGATTATCATCTAAGCAAAAAGAAGTATACAATTCTGCATATAATAAATTAAGTAGAGGAGAGACATTAAGTTCTTCTGAATTATCATTAATAATGAATCCCATTAAACCTGTATATACAGGAAGTAATATAATAAGAGATTCAGATGGTAATGCAGAGATAAATCGAGTTGTATATATAAAATCTTCAAGTTTCCCACTATTACCCCAACTAACTAAAGGTATGGAAATAGATAAGATAAGACAACAAATGGAATATTTACAAGAGAAATCTGGTAAAAAAGTAAGATTGTCTTATCAGACAGCCAATAAAGTTGGTGCTACAAATACTAAATTAACTGTAAATGATTTATATAATTTAACCACAGAAGAGTTATATAATTCTAATTATAAAAATGGTCTATTAGAGCTTGATAGAAATTATTTTAGAATACAACAAGATACACCATATAAGACAGATAAGTATTTACACAAAAATCAAGATGACCATATTATTATGGGTTCCCAGATGTGGAAAATTATATTAGGTAATGGAATCAATCAAATAGATAATAAAATATTTCCTAATAAATTTGATAGTAGTTTAATAGAGGAAATAAATAATAGTTTATTAGAAGAAGATAAAATAGTACCTGATGATAATAATCAAATATCTGGAAAAGACTTAGATAAAATAAAATTCTATGTAGAAAATAAATACTCTAAAATAGTAAAAGAATCTCTTTATAAAGAACTTGGTATGACCTCTAATGGTACTTATACAGATAGAAATGAACTTATAAAAAATGTATTTAAAGTACTACAGAGAGAAGCAACAGCAAGAGATTATCCTCAAAGTGTTTTAGATGGTTTAAGATTATATGAAGAAAATGGAAACTTAGACTTTAATATACCACTTTGGCTATCTCCTGGTACACAAAAATTTGAATCTTTGTTACAAGCTATTATAACTAATAGATTAATTAAATTACATTTACCAGGTGGTTCACACTATTCTACTTCTTCTGAAGGATTTGAAAAAACTAAAATAGTTGGAGATGATAAAGCTAATTTATCAAAAGTGGTATGGGTAGATAAAAATCATAGTGGAGAGTTAAAGGCTACTTATATCACTAATGAGGAAGGAAAAAAGGTACTTAAAGAATCTGAAATATTAATACAATCAAAATTTAGAATTACCACTGAAGAAAATGGTAATAAAGTAACTAAATTAATTGATTTAACTAAAGAACCTTATAGTACTGTTAATCCTAGTACAGGAAGATTAGAATTAAATAAGGATATGATAGATGAAGAACTATTATCTAATTTTTCCTATCGTATTCCAACATCTTCATTACAATCAGGTGCTATACTTAAAGTGGTTGGTTTTATACCAGAGGGTAATGGAGATACTATAATAGTTCCTAAAGAACATACTAAACAAATTGGTGAAGACTTTGACATTGATAAAAGAAATGTTTATAAAGAGAATTATGTAGTAGATAATAGTGGTAGAATATCTTTACTTACAAGAGAAAACTCTGGTTTATTAGCTAATGATACTATTGAAGAAACTATTAAATCTTTAAAAGAAGAAATAAACTCTTTAAGACAAGATAGTAAAAGTTTATTTAATAGATTAGATGAGTTAGATGATTTATCAGAAGAAAATGAAGTAGAGCTTGTTAAATTTATTTTAGGTGAAAACAATAATTTTAGTAATAAAGAACAAAGAGAAATTATTAAAAATCTAGAATTAAATAAACAAGAAAAAGCTGCTTTATATCAAGAATTAAAAGATACTAAACAAAGTTTATTATCTAAAAGAAGAGCTGAAGAAATTGAAAAGAAACTGCTTGAAAATGCTATGATTCAAGTATATAAATCTGTCTATTCTTCAACAGATAATAATATACAGAAAAAAATAAATTCTGTACTTTCATTTGATATAGCATCTGAAACAGCTGATGAAATAAATAAGAGGATAAATAAAGATAAAAATGAAGAGTTTTTTACTGTATTATCATCTTCTTATCAAAGAGAACAAATGAAGTTAGGAGCTTCTGGTAAATTAGGTATTGGTGTACACAGTAATAATGTTACTTTTCAAGCTCAACTAGAGAGATTATATGGTACTAAAAATCAAGTATCTATTGTAGAATATGATAGTTTTGGTAATCAAAAAAATAAAGTTATTACTCTAGGAGAATTAACTTCTGATGGTGTTCTAGGTAAAACCTTCACTATTGATGGTCAAAGAACTATTAGTGATGTAAATGCTGAAAATCAAAACTCTGCAACAGATAATGTTAAAGCACAGATTATGGGTAAGAGAAATGAAAATGCTTATACTATAAATGTACTTTCATTAATGACACTAAGAGGATTTGATTTAACACCTGTTATACTTTCTGATGGAAAAGAAACTAAATTACAATACTCATCACTATTAATATCTCAACCTATTATTAGAAGATATGTAGAACTTAAAGAACAACAAAAATCTTTAACTGCTGATTACTCTTTTAATGATGAACAAAAGATAATTAAACAATTAATTGAAGAGTTTAATAAAGGAAATGTAGCTATTAAAAAAGATGAAAATGGAAATATTAATAAGTTAGATTTCTTAAAGAGTGTAACTAATAATAATTATAACACTCTAACAGGACAAGCTCTTTATGATAATTTAGATTTCTCTAAGAGTAGTAATGTACAATTACAAGTTTTACAAGCATTCTTTACATTTGAAGAAGAGTCTAAGCAAGTAAATGAAATACAAAAATTGATTTCTTTAAACACTACTGGTTTAGGAATATCTTATTTTAATGTTCTTAATAGAATAAATACACTGAATAATATCACTTCTTCCAATTTAAAAAATGCAACTGAACTTATTGGAGAATACTTATTAGAAATAGAATATGAAGATAAACTAATACAAAGTAAAAATTCTGTAAAAGATTTTATAAAAGTTGGTGATTATTACTGGAAACCCACAACTACAGAGGGTATTACTTTAATAAATTCTTTGTCTACAGCTAATAATTTAATGGGTGAGTTTTTTCCATATAGAAATAAAAATATAGATAGTATAATCAATAAAATAATAGGGAATAAGAAAGACTTAGATAATAAAACTAAATATGAAATTATGACAAGTCTTAGAGATTTTATTTATACTTCTAATTTAGGTTTATTTAATGGTGATATTAATTCTGAAAGAAAGAGATTATTTTTTGATACAGAAAATAATCAATCTTTAGCTAGTTTTATAAATAAAATAAAGAATGAAAGTAGTGCTAGAGTGTATTTTAGAAATAATCAGTTCTTAAAGAACTTAGATACTATAGTTGATAGAACAGGTAATCCATCATTAATAGATAGTGGTATAGATAATGAAATTAATTTTTCTAAATCTAATAGATATTCTGATTTCTTAAAATTACTATATGATGATAGTACAATACTTGGTATTTGGAATGGTGAAGAAATAACACCAAGAAAATTAGCTCAAGATTTAGCAACTTATGCTTTTTTAGCTAATGATGAGGGTGGTTCTATTGGATTTAGAAATTATGTAAATCAAAACTACCTTGATATAATTGGTGTAAGTGAGGAAATAAGAAAACAAAATGAAGATTTATTAATTAGTGAAAATGATTATTTAGTAGACAACTTTGTTTTACAGTTTATTCAACATAACCCTCAATATGCTGAAAGATTAAATAAGAACTTTGATACTCAAGATAATGTAGAAGTTTTACAAAGAGATTCAAGTGGTAAAGTCTTAGAATTTAAACTGGAAAATAAAGAATTAAACAATAATTATTACTTCGTTAAAAATAAAAATTCTTATTCTTTGTATCAATATAATGAACCAACTGATAGTTTTATATTAATACCAACTCTTGGTACTTTTGGTTTTAATGAATATAATTTTTATAGTAATGTAAGTGAAACTTTATTACCAGATAATAATATTTATCCACAAAATGAATCTTATTATGAAAGTTATACTTATATAGAACCAGAAAATAATATTGTAAATTCACCTAAAAATATTACCTTTGCAGATAGGTTTGATATTTCAAAAGGCTTAAGAAATTTATTAGAAACAGTAGTAAATCAAGGAAATAATGAAAATCATAAAAAGTTTTTACAAAGATTATTACCTTATTTAGACCAAAATGTTAAAGTAAAAATTGTTGATTATATTGGTGAATTAAATAAAGATGGTATAGGTAAACAAGGTATGTCATTCAAATATAGTGAAAATTCTATTTTAATATCTAAAAATATAATTCAGTTTTTAAAGGAAACTTATAATAATGAGAAAGATATTAATAATATACTTAGTGAAATGATTCTTGAAGAGTTCATACATAGTATTACTATTAATGAATTAGGTAAGTATGGTGTATATGATGGAAATGATAATTTAATACCTAATCAAAATGCTCCAGCTTTTGTTCATAAAATAGTAAAATTATATGAAGAAGCTAAAAAAGCATTACCATATAACAGTATAACAAATAAGAATTATTATACTAAAAGTATTGTTGAGTTTATGGCTGGTGTATTTGTAGCAGATGATTTTAGAAACACTCTTGATAATACTGTTGTTAATGGTAAATCTTTACTTCAAAGATTTAAAGAAGCTATTAGAGATTTATTGAGATATATAACTGGAGCTACTTATACAGATGAGACCATTAATTCAATAATGGAATTACTAGAAAATAAGAAAGTAAAGAGTAAAGAAGTTTCTACTAATAAAGAAAATAGCCTTATGAAAGTGTTTAATATACCTAATGTAGGAGAAGTTAGAGTTAATATTTTATCACCAAGAATACTAAAAGCTAACCCATATGATAAACAACTTAGTAAAAATATGATAGAGTCTTTTAATAATGGTGATACATTAATAATAACTCCTAATAGTAAAAGAGGTGAAATAGAAAGTCTTTATATTAATGATTTAATTAAATATCTAAAAGATAAATATGGTGACAATTTCTTAGACTTTCTTATTATTGAGAATACTGAATATGGGCTTCAAACAATAAAGCTTAATAGATTATCTGATATTAATAGTAGAAGAAACGAATTTAATGGTATTAAAAGGTTAAAATGTTTATAATATGAGTTGTTTATTTGATAAATTAAAAGAAGAGTTTAGCTCTAATAATATTGAGGTAAAGGAAATTGATTCTAAAATATCACATATTGAGATTGTTATAAAGCAATCTCAATATAGTCCTCAATTAAATACTAAAGGCAGAGTTTCAGCAGTAGCTAATAAAATAAAAGAAAAAATAAATAAAGATTATCTTTACAATAAAGATAATAAAAAGGTTATACAAGATGATTTAGCAACTATAACAGATGAAGGTTGGAAAAATGGTAATTATTTTTATAAAATAAGAGTATTACCAAGTTCAGAATTTTTTATGGTTAATAATTACTTAAATATGTCATCTTATTACCAAGATATATATAATGAATTTAAACAAGAAGAAATAAAAAGTTTTGAAGAACAAGAAAAGCAACTACTTAAAGAGTTAGAAGAAAATGGTCAATTAAACAATTATTCGACATTGTACTCAAGGGAGGATATAGCTAGAATAGAGGCTAACAGTAGTAGAAATTCTAATTTTTCACAACCACAAACAGATAATTATAAAGAGTGGTTAAATTATAAAGAGGCTCAGTTAGACAAAGTAAATAAGCAAATACAACAACTTCATATTGATAGAACTAATCCTAAGAAAGATTTAAAGAAGACTTTAGATTTAATTCAAAAACTAACTCTTATTAAAAATGAATTAGAGTCTGATTTACAACAATTCAATAATGAACCTGAAGTATTATTTAGTAACTTGAATAAGGAACTAGATTCTTTATTTAATGAACTTGATAATATTAATAATCTTAATTTTGATACATTTGGAGATAAAATTAAGTTCTTATATGAATTTATTACTGGACAAACTTATGATAATGAAGGAAATACTGAATTACAAGGTTTAAAACAATATGACATAAATGAATATAATGAAGTAAGAAATAAAGTAGAAGAACTAGTAAAGAAATATAATGATAAGATTGATGAGATTAGAGATAATGTGATAAAAAGTGATATTACTTATTACAATAATGTAACTAGTAATGAAGAAATAAAAGAGTCTGATATAAGAAAAATGTTAGAAGCTAGAGATGATATTAATTTCTTAGAGAAATATTTTCTTGGTATTGGACAACAATCTGGACAAGAGACTTTGCTTCCTCAAGTATTAAAATCAATTCTTGAAACTAAAAAGGTTTCAAAAGAATCTGAATCAGAAGACCTAAAAGATAAATTATTATCAGTCGTCAGAAAATTTAATAAGAATCAAGATTTTAGTTTTATATTTGAAACTAATGAACAAGGTGTTAGAACTGGTAATATAATTGATGCTTATACACCAGAATTTAGAAGTGCTTGGTATGGTTTTAAAAATATTATGAAAAATCCTGATAAGAATTATACTTCTAAATATTCTGAACAAATGCAGTGGCTAAAAAGTAATATGGATATAATAGATTTTAGAAAATTACCTGTTGTAAAACAGTTATATGGTGACTTATATCCAGAAGAGTTTACTTTTTCAGATGAACAAATGAAATCTTATCAAGATGAGTTAGGAAAGGAATTAGGTTCAAGATTTGATGAAGAAATGGAGAATCTTCTTAGAATGCTTGAAGAGTTTGAAATAACTAAAGAACAAATACAAAAAAATGAAGATTATAATAAGATAGATATAATAAGAATAAGTCCTTATGAATTTATAAAACACTATAATTCTCAAGACTATACACAAGCTAAATTTATTGAAAATGAGTCTGGTAATTCAGAACCTGTATTTTTTGATTATAAAACTGGTTATTTCTTACCTAAAAGAAGAAAATTCTTTACTTTTGATGATGAAGGAAATGAAATAACTCAAGATACTGGATTTTATAATAAAAAGTTTGCTGAAGAAATTGAAACTGATACTAATAAGTTAGAATATTGGAGAGTAATGAAAGATATTTACTCTAACTATATTAATCCTACTTATGGTAATAGTAAGATGTCTTATGCTAAAATTGAAAGAGAATTATTTGAAACAGTAGCTGATAAGAAAGGTATATTTTTAAAAGGTGGTGAATTAATATCTCAAGCATTAAGAGCTTATAAAGAGTCTTTTTATGAAAGAGGATATCATAAGGGTAATTCTAATAGTGTAATAGCTAATTATACAGATACAGCTAAAAAAGAAATTGGTGAAATGTATAAAGCTTTACTTAATAAAACAGAACAAGAACTTATTGATTTATCAAAACAACATAAACTTAATACAAATAATGCAGATAAGAAAAGATTAGTTAAGAATTTAGCTAACCATATAGTATTATCTAATTATTCTGATGATATAAATAAAATTACAGCTTCTTTACTTGATATGACTGCTCTACAAAGAACAAGAGAAGAAGTTCTACCAATAGCTAATATTATACTAGATTCTCATAGAAAAATAACTGATAGATTTGGTGATGAGAGAAAGAAGTCTATTGAAAAATTAGAACATTTTATAAATAAAGTTATTAAAAACCAATCAGAACACTATAGAGGTACTAATGGTTTAATGGGAAAGAATCTAAGTGATTCTAAGTGGTCTAAATGGCTATTTAATAAAATGGCTGATATACCATTTTTAAAGAGAAAACTGACAGGAAAAGATGGATATTTATTATCTGATACTGAAAAAGAATTACTTAAATTCTATAATGATGCTAAAGAGAAAGGGCATAATCCCAATGAAGAATACAGATTTACTATTGGTGACACTACTTATACTAACTCTAAAGGACAATATTTTTTAGAACAAGAAGGTAAAAGTATTGAAATTACAACAGCTGATAAATATGAACAAGCTTTTCAAAAACATATAGAGCAAAAGATATCTGAATTAGGTATTGACTTAAACACTGCTGGTGTAATACAAGGTGTATTAAAAACTATAATTATTAAGGCTCTTGGTTTATCTCCTATTGGCGGTATATTTAATAGAATGGAAGGTAAAAATACTAACCTTATAATGGATATGACTGGTAATTATTGGACACCAGGAAATATACCTAAAGTAGATGCTTTTATGTCTTTTGCTAATATACTTAGAATATTACCAGAAAGACTACAGCCTAATGATTTAAAGAAACAAAAAGAATTAAAAAAACTTGTTATTCTTAAAGATAGATTAAAGCTTGTACAAGATAGAAAAAATCCATTAGAAAGAAATATAGACCAATCTAAGTTTGATTTTGAAAAGTATACTAATTTATTTGCTATGGCTGTTGATAACCCAGAATTTAAAAACCAACTATCAGTAGTACTTGCTATACTAATGGATACTAAAGTTAAAGATATTAATGGTAATGAAGTACAAATTTTTGATGGTAATGAATTTAAAATATGGAATGAGATAGATGGTAAGTTAATATTAAAAGACGAATTTAGAACAGAGAAGAACATTTCTAATTGGGAAAACTTTGCTGTTGATGAATCTAATTTAGAAAATAATCAATTCCTCATACAAAGAAATAAAATGAAAAATGCTATTTCAAGAACTCAAGGTAACTATGATGAACAAGATACTATATTAGCTTCTAAGACTGTATGGGGACAAGTTTTAATACTATTTAAAAAGTGGTTATTTGAACATTTTCAAACAAGATTCTCAGGTGGTGGTAAAGGAGATATAGATATTATAACAGGTAAAAAGAGAGTTGTTGGTAGGTATAGATATTTAGCTAATAACAACCCTGCTTTACTTACTACAGGTATAATTGGTCTTACTACCTCATTAGGTCTTGGTATAGGTGCTGTAGGAGCTATTGGATTAGGTGGACTTGTAACATACAAGTTTATTAAAAATATGTATGGAGGAAATCAAGGTATAAGACAAGAAGCATTTAATATTAGAGAACTTGCTTATTTTCTTAGAAGTATTTTAATCTCTACACTTAATTTTCCAATACAAATGGTAAATTTAGGTGGTAAATTGGGTATAAATATGAAATATGATGGATACTCTAATTCTAATTTAACTCAAGAAGAAATAGGTGCTCTAAGAGCATGTGCTAAAGAAATAGCAACTAAACTTGGATATTTATCTATACTATTACTTGCTAAAGGATTATTATGGGACGATGATGATGACAAAGATTCATCAAAAAGAAAATTTCATAATTTTGCTGATAACCAAATATCAAGAATGATAGACTCAGTTAGTATGTTTCAAAATCCAAAAGCTCTGTACTCTGATGTAAGTAGAAATTCAGCTGTAATGTGGGCTGAAAGTGTAATTAAATTTACAACAGGTCTTACTAAAGGAGAGTTTAACACTAAAGAGTTTTTAAAAACATCACCATTACCATCTTTTATACAGAACTCTTTAAATATAGGTCATAAAGGATTTAACTTACCTTATGAAAATAATAAAGAGTTTCAAGCAAATGACTGGTATGATGAGTGGATTAAAGACTATAAATCTGAAGGTGAATATTCAGCTAAAAAGGAATATACAGAACTTAGAAAACAAGATGAATATAAAGATATAAAAGACAAAATCACTAAACAAAAAAATGAGTCTTACAAAGATGTTCTTGAAAGATTGAAGAATAAACAAGAAAACCCCAAATCTGAGAAGAAAAAAGGTAGACCAAAAGGTTCTAAAAATAAACCTAAAGAAAATTAGTATATTGTTTTGTAGTTTATAAAAAATATTTTAAATTTGCACAATTTTATAGCTCATAAGTGTTTTTTCATTAGATTATTGAAATTTTCCCTTGTAAAGAAATTTACAAGGGTTTTTTCTTTAAAATAAAAAAGGGAGTGAAAACACATTTAGTGCTTCACTCCCTTTTAAGTAAC